AACTGTCCATAAAATCTCGACGAGACGCGCACACGCGCTATCATTCATTTGTTCACCACCAGAACATCATGAAGTATCAAATCACTTCAATTCAATTCGATTGCTCTCTTGATGATGAAGAGGGTTGGGATGAATCAGACCAGATTATGACTGAAGAACGCCTCAATGAGGTTTATGTTGGTCAAATCTGGGATGCTGATGATGAAGATGACCTTGTAGAGGAAATCTCTACTGCATCAGGTTGGTGCATTAAGTCCATCGATTACCGTCACGTTCTTCAATGAAATACAAAGAACTGCTCGAACAGTTGCAACAACTTAGTGAAGATCAACTGAATCAGGATGTTGCTATCTGCTCTGAAGATGAACCCGATGAGTATTATCAAGCAAGTGTAGAGTTAGTGTTTTCAACTGAGGAATGTGATGTCCTCGATCTTGACCACCCTATCATTCGTTTTTGATCATGAACCGTTCTGAACTTCAAACTGCACTTATTCAGCAGATGTTGGATGACATGGACCTTAAGACAATGACCCAACTTTGTTATGATTATCTTGAGGAGGGTTATGATAAGTATTCTGAAGAAGAATTGATCACTGAATGTGAAGAATACTATCCTGAACTTCTGGAAGGATAAGAAACACTAATGGGTCAGGGGGTTGACTTTGCTGCCGTTCTGACCCATACTGACATCAGTTCACGGGAACACCCCATGACTCTGGTTTGCGCCTCCGACCTCAAGACCCGCCAAATGGTATGGGTCAAGAACACCACCGCCACTGGTGTGCCAGCTGCTGCCCCGTCCCATGTGTGGGCAGACCTCGGTCGCCGTGGTATGATTTGATTGCTCACCCACCGCAACTTTTTTCTTTATTATGACTCTCACTCAAGAAGATCTGAACTTCTACGAGGACAACTACAACAGTGTCATGCAATTTGGCATGATTAACACTTTTGATGAGCGTGAAGAACGGATTCGATTCCGTGCAGTTTCTAAAGCAATTCAAGAACAAATTGATTCTCTGACGATTGAGGATCAAAAGCGTGTTCCTTTTACAAAGGAAGAAATTGCACCTGTGTTTGAAGAGTATTTGTGTGCCTATACTCTCAACGGTCAAGCAAAAGTTTTTGACCGCAAACTTGCTGCTACAGGTATTCAATCGTTCCGAAAGAATCCTGTTGCTTCGGCAATGGGTATTCATGGACAAATTGCATACTACGATCAGTATAACGATGTCATCACGAAATCGTTCGATCGTGCTGGTCAAACCCTGAAAACCATGTTGCAACAGTATAACGACATGATGGGGGTTGAGCGATTCACCCTGGATTGATAACCAATCCTTATGGGTCAGGGGGTTGACTTCTGACCCAATCCATTCCATACTACGTTTGTTCAACACAGATTCATGACTGACATCACCTGGGTTAACGACATTCCAATGCCCACAATGTTGGAAGAAGATTATCAAGAAACAGAATACAAAGATTATGAAGATTCTGATTGGTATAATGACCCCAACTGTGTCATGTCTCGCCATCATTATTGAATCATGATTGAATCTCTACTTGTTGCATACGTTGTCGGTCAAGTAATTACAGGACCGAGTGAAATCACAACAAATTATCTCAACGAAGATAAACAGATTGTGACAGTTATCGAAGTGGTCCAAGAGGTTGACACCGCACGGCGGTGATGCTAATCTAGGTTCACAAGCGGGGGTGAAGCATCCCGCTCAAAACACTTCACTCAAACCTTTACTTTTTGAATTCATTATGTTTAACTTCACTTCTTCCGCCATCGAGTCCATCAGCGACGTGCAAGATGGTAAAGTGACCATCACCTTCAACGGTGGTCGTGAGTATACCTACGCTGTGCCCCAAGTTGATCAGTTTGTTAGCGAACTGACCAGCACCATCAATGCTCAGGGTAGCGTGGGTCGCTTTGTTAACGCTGCCATCAAGAGCGAGCAACTGGTCGCTGCCTGATAGCAACAGATCTCGTCGAGATTATCACATTTAATCTCGACGAGTTTATCACACTTACAAATCTCGACTAGGTATCACGTATCATGGAAAACGCTTCGATTCTGATTTCAATGCTTCGTCAGGGTAACAATGGTGAAGAAATCCTCAAGATTCTTGACACCATCGCCGCTTCTGATGATACAATGCAAGCGACTCTAGAACCAATCGATTTCTGACACCATGGACACCGCATTCGTCACGCCTGTATCTAAAAAAGCAAAAAACAGATTTGCTAATTTGATGGATGGAATTGATGAATGTATTGTAGAACAACACAAAGGGGATAAAGTATTCCTCACCAGTCACAACGGTAGAAACCATTTCTGGGTTAATCTAAACAAAGATCCTGACTGGATTGTAGAGTTCTAATCTAACACAAAACCCCGCCGATGGCGGGGTTTTTTTATACCTGTATGCTTCCCACCCCTCCCGCCCTCTAGCGTAGGGGCGGTGCCCCCTAGAAGTCAACCCCTGGCTCATAAGTATTTCTGATGTCGCCCATAAGAAACCCTGATGGTAAAACCCGTTGCAGGGTGCCCCCGATGCTGTAGGATTCTGGCAACGCCAACCCACCCCCATGGCACACACCGATTCGATCATCGCAATGTATTTCCAGAGCAACACTCTGGACAGGCAAATGGGTGCCCAATGGTATCACAACGCCTATGGTGTTTGTGTTACTTTAGGTGAAAAGTATGGTTTCCATCCTAACACTGTGGCAGGTGTTATCGCTGCACTTTCTCCTAACAACAAATGGGATCAAAATGTAGAGGATGCTGAAACAATGCTCCGCGCCTATTGTTATGAAATTCCGTTTGAGAATGTGAAAGTCTCAACCTATTCTATCAACAAAGACAAGGCGCAAACTATCATCGAAATGATGCTAGATTCTGATGAACTTATCACGAAAGTTCTACGCGGAAACAAAACAATTGCCTTCTACAATTGTATTGCAAAGGATGGCAATTCTGACACTCCCTGCATTGATGGTCACGCCTACAACATTTGGAACGGCAGTGTTTCTAACCTGAAAGAAGTTCCTTCTATGTCAGACAAAACTTTCCTGCTGATTCAAGATGCTTACCGTGACGCTGCTAAGTTAATCTCAAGCGTCACCGAAAAGTATCATTCAGCGGCACAAGTTCAGGCGATCACATGGGTCGCGTATCGTAGGATACACAAAGGTCTAGTGTGAACCTTTGTTAACGGGGGGCACCCGTGCCCCCCTCCCATGCTGTAGGATAGCAAAGTCAACACGGGACACCCCCATGCGGTTCTACATTCTCCCCGACCACACCGATTTCGTTCCTGCTGATCAGGAATGGTTCTACACTCAAGATCAGGCATACGATGCCGCGTTTGATTGGAGTGCTGAACTCGGTGGAGTTCCTGTTAAGATTGGCACCTTCAATCTTGGCGGTCCTAGTTACACTGTGGCAGTTGTAACTGCCTGAGGTTAACAACAACGGGGGGTGAAATTCCCCCCCAATTCTTCACCTTCAAACCCACAAGATCATGGCACTCGGTATCACCATTCGCTACCAAACTCCCTACAATTCTTGTGAATGGCGGGAGCAAACTTTCCCCACAATTGATGAGGCAAAGCGTATGGTAGATTTCTATCGTTCCTGTGGTTCTCCTGCTGAGGTTGTTACTTTCAGTGAGGGTCAAAAATGAGAACATTCTTTCTGATTTTTGCGGTTGCGTTTCTATTCTCATCACCAGTTAGAAACACCACCGCTGCAACATTGCACACCGTCGCTAACATCATTCAAGAATGACACACTATCCCTCCCGCCTTCGGTTTAAACTTCCCGCCGAAAGAATCGCTGAACTTGTTGAAAAGAACTGCACCGTCTTAAGTGATGAGGAATGGATGCAATTTTTTGAGGAAATTAACATTATTTCCGATTGTAACGATTCGCCCGTTCTGGTCACGCCCTGACCCCGTGACCGTCTAGGATACATTCAAGCGAGGCAAACGGACCTCGCCCAACCCCAAACCGACCATGTTCGCTTCCATCATCCGCGCCGCAATCCGTACCCGCCTGATCAACGACGGACCCCAGACCTGCAGCGACCTTGTGCGCTCTATGGGTCTTGACCCCCGTCGCCATAAGGGCACCATTCACGCCCTTATGGTTGACCTCGAAAAGGATGGCGTTCTAGGTGCCACCCGTTCCGATAACGGAAAGCGGGATCTGTGGTTTGTGAACTTTGAGCAAATCCGCAAGCGTGACCGCTTGATTGCTGCCCTCTCTGGAATCTAACGAAATGTGACAGGGGGTGCCCATAGGGTGCCCCCACCCCTTAAGATACATTCAAGCGGGACACACCCGCACAACCCCACACCTGAAAATGAACTTCGATTCTTTCGTTTGTGACCCTCAGATTGAGGATGTTTATATCCCCACTGAGGATGATTGGGCATCATTCTATGATGATGATCAGGAACTGGAAATGTACTCTCTAGAGTGTGCTTTCGGTCCTGAGGAGTAAACTTAACGGGGGCAGCAATGCCCCCCCTTCGTTAACACTATCATCACCACAATGCGCTTCTCTACTCCTCAACAATTCGCCGCCATCTTCTACTTTGGCGTTGATACAAAGGCATGGAAAGATGATGAGCAGTTCGGGTTATCAATCGGCAGACTTTACATGGGTTTGTATAACAATGTTCTACACATTGGTATACTTGACTCCAAAGGTTGCCTGCCCTGATTAACACTTTGCCCCCTCATTCGTGAGGGGGTTTTTTTATATTCGTGCGGACACTTTCATTCATCAGTATTCGTTATGGCAGTTAAATCGATTCATAAGTTATACTAATGCGGCCCCCTGCGCCCCCCCGTATATAAAATCGATCACTACCCTAACCTACAGAGGTGACAATTCGAGTGAGTGATTTCACTTTCATATAAAAAATTTTTGGGAAAAAAATTTCCCTCAGAAGGTCGTATAAACCCTAAAGGGTATGCTATAATACCATTATACATAAAAATGTCAAGAGGATTTAATATGGACAAAGTTTATCACATCTATGACAAAGATAATCATTGTGTTGACGCAGTTCTCTCTGAAGACGAATTCAAAGAGAAGTGGGAAGAACTCAAAGACAAAGAGTTTGATTATGAGGAAGTCGAAGTAAATCGACAACTCATGGTAGAGTCTTCCTATTGACAAACTAAAAACTAAACGTTAGAATTGACCTGAAGAAACTTAATTAACATGGCAAAAGGATTCACTGTAAAAGCCACAGCTCCGACTCAACCACAAGAGCAGTGGGACTATGATGCAATTAGGGAGAGAATGAGGGGCAAGAGCATCGTCTTTTGTCTCCCAGGACGTGGTTGCTCCTATCAATTTCTGAAATCATTTGTACAACTCTGTTTTGACCTTGTACAAAATGGTATGAGTATTCAGATCTCTCAAGATTATTCTTCCATGGTTAACTTTGCACGTTGCAAGTGTCTTGGTGCAAACGTTCTTCGTGGACCTAAGCAAATTCCTTGGGACGGTAAGCTACAATACGATTATCAACTTTGGATTGATAATGACATTGTGTTTAATACAGAAAAATTCTGGCAACTGTGCGATCTCGCAGTACCTGGACCAGACAAAGAAGGTATCCCACAGCAAGAAAAAGAAATCGTTGCTGGTTGGTATGCCACTGAGGATGGGGTAACTACTTCAGTTGCTCACTGGTTGGAAGAGGATGACTTCCGTAAGAACGGTGGTGTTATGAATCATGAAACCACTGAATCTATGGCAAAGAGACGCAAACCATTCACCGTGGATTACACAGGTTTTGGATGGGTTATGATTCGTCATGGTGTCTTTGAACGTCTTGAATATCCTTGGTTTGCTCCTAAGATGCAAGTCTTTGAATCTGGTGCAGTTCAAGATATGTGTGGAGAGGACGTATCGTTCTGTCTAGATGCAAAAGAGGCAGGCATTGAAACGTGGTGTGACCCACGGATTCGCGTTGGACATGAGAAGACTCGCGTAATCTGATATGAGTACCTCTGAGAAACTTTATAACGTGTGTTATAATGGTAGAGCGTTATATCAGAGTATGACTCTTGAAGACTGTACTGAGATTCTTCAAGAGTTCTCTGAACGCTTTTTCTCGGGGGAAGATATCGACCCCAATTTGATTTCACTTGAACCATTATTTGAAAATTAACTATGGCAAAAAGACCTTCACCGACTAGTAAAGTTGTTATTGAATCAAAACCCAAAAAAACTCGGCAAGGCATGGGTAAGCATACAAAGTACGCCGCAACGTCTCGTAACGGAGCACGTAAGAGGTATAGAGGACAAGGTTAAATACTATAAGAATTAACTATAATTCATGTATTTTTTAGATTCACAGGAAGAGTGGGAGAATATTCATACTTCTGATTTGTGGGTTTACAATAAATTATTTTTAAGTCGGGTTTTAGGATATACTTGTGGACCAATTGGGTCTTCAGTTCCTAAACCCGACTTTTATATTGTTCGCCCAATGATGAATATGCTTGGAATGGGTCGGTATGCTCGCAAAGAATGGATTTACAAGTACACCGACCAATACCATCCAGGAGAGTTTTGGTGTGAAATATTCCATGGACCACACTTAAGTGTAGATTTTAGGGATAAGAAGTCTGAATTGGTGGTTTTAGGTACACGAGAACCATTCAGTCCCCTCTATAAATGGGAAAAATGGGAAAGAATGGACCAAGAGGTTACTTTTCCTGAAATTTTAAATGATTTGGTCGGTAGTTATGAGTATATTAATTGTGAATTTATTGGAAATCGTCTAATAGAGGTTCATTTTAGACAAAACCCAGATTTTAGGTATGGTAACACTGTTGCAATACCAGTTTGGAAGGATGAAAATGCACCAATTGACAAAAATTATAACTATATTAAGGATGAAGATTACTTAAGAACTGGTTTTTATATTGATTGACGGGATAGCAACCCCGTAAAAAGTTCTGATTTAACAAATCAGGAGAGCAAAATGGGTAAACCAGCAGATCGTGATGTAAACTACATGTATAATATGTGGGGAACAACTAGTTTAATCTCAGATTACAATTCAACAGAAGTAATTAAAGAAAAAAAGATGTTGCGAGAGATCGCAAATGATGATAAAACCCCAAAAAAGCATGATTTTGAAGTTCAAAATGAACTTCATGAAAAAATTCGTAATGATGAAGATTATGATGATTGGTCCTACGGCACTGAACCAAGTTGGGGACATAAGTGGTAAAAACCACTATAAATAAATCATAATAATACTCAAAATAATGCCGCTAGAGCGTATTAGTGTTGGATTTAAGGATATTAGTCTCTCGTTAAGGGCAAATCCTCTGACGAGAGACTTATCTATTTTAAAGAATGAATCTGCCATAGCACGTTCGGTCCAGAATTTGGTATTGACCTCTAGAGGGGAGAAATTTTTTGAACCTACTATTGGAACTCTCACAAATGCATTATTATTTGAAAATATTGATTTTTCTACCGCAGAATTATTAAAAAGCGAAATAGAAAGTGTTATAAGGAATAATGAACCTAGGGTTGAATTAGTTGAAGTTACTGTAACTCCAAATTATGATGAAGGAGCAATGGATGTTAAAGTGATATATTTAATAGTTGGAATAGATGCCCTACCACAACAACTAGAATTTGTATTACTGCCAACCAGATAAATGTCATTAGTTAACGTATCATCACTAGATTTTAATGATATAAGGGAATCTATCAAAAGTTTCTTGAGAGCTGATGGTAGATTTACAGATTATGATTTTGAAGGATCAAATTTTAGTATTTTAATCGATACCCTAGCATATAATACTTACATTAGTTCATATAATGCAAATATGTTAACTAATGAGGTATTCTTAGATGGAGCAACTCTAAGAGAAAATGTAGTTTCTCTTGCTAGAAATTTAGGGTATCTACCAAGATCAGTAAGATCTTCTAGAGCAAAGGTATCATTCTTTGTAAATCTTTCTGGATTTGCCACAAATCCAATTTCAATTACTTTACGTAAAGGAATAGTTGCAACATCTAATGCATCGTTCTCAAATTTAAATTATATCTATTCAATTCCTGACGATGTAACAGTTCCTGTATCAAATGGAATCGCTACTTTTGATAATATTGTAATTTATGAAGGTTCTTATATTGAAGACAACTTTACCGTAAATAGTTTAAATAAAAATCAAAGATTTATTTTAAACAATGAGAATATTGATACCAGTTTGATAAGAGTTACTGTTAGAGAAAGTAAAAATAGTAATATTTCTAGAGTTTATAAATTTGCCGATAATTTAACTGCAGTCAAATCAACAGATGATGTATTTTTCTTAAATGAAATTGAAGACCAGAGATATGAATTAATTTTTGGAGATAATACATTTGGCAGCAAATTAGAAAACGATAACTTTATTTTGGTAAGTTACGTTACAACTAATGGAACAATTGCAAACGGTATAAATGCTTTTAGTTTTGCTGGAAGACTAGTAGATAACAACGGCAGTCCAGTTACCGTCGATGAACCCCTATTAACAACCGTAGAAGCGGCAGGATATGGGTCAGATATCGAATCCATCGCATCGATTAAAAAATTAGCTCCAAGAGTGTACTCTTCACAAAATAGAGCAGTTACTGCATCAGATTATGAATCACTAATACCATTAATTTATCCAGAAACAGAATCTGTATCTGTTTATGGTGGAGAAGAATTAGACCCCCCAAAATTTGGCAAAGTATATATTACAGTTAAACCAAAAAACGGTTCATATTTGCCAAATGCTATTAAAGATAACTTAAAAACAACTCTTAGAAAGTATGCAGTTGCGGGAATAATTCCAGAATTTATAGATTTAAAGTATTTGTATATTGAATATCAAACAAAAGTTTACTACAATAGTAATCAAGGTAATGCAGATTTTTTAAAAACTCAAGTCCAACAAACATTAGAAAAATTCGCTAAATCTGATGAGTTAAATAGATATGGATCTAGATTCAAGTATAGCAAATTCCTAAAATTAATTGATGATTCTTCTATAGCAATTACATCAAATATTACCACCTTACAAATAAGGAGAGACTTGAAAATTATATTAGGTCAATTTACCGAATATGAAATCTGCTTTGGTAATGAATTCCATATCAAAAATCCAAGTGGGTATAATTTTAAAACAAGTGGATTTTCTGTTGATGGAATTACTGGTACAGTTTATCTTTCAGACATTCCACATGCTGAAGGATTTGGAGCAGTATTTTTATTTAAATTGGATGCTTCAAATCAACCAGTTATTGTTAGAAGAAAAGTTGGAACCATAGATTATAAAAAAGGTGAGATTAAAATAAATGCTTTGAATATTATAGCAACTAGTAAAAAATCTTTTGGTGATAATATAGTTGAATTTTCTGCTATACCAAAATCTAATGATGTTATCGGTAAACAAGATTTATACTTACAATTAGACAATTCTAAATCTATGGTAAATATGATTAATGATGTAATCTCTTCTGGAATTGATATATCAGGATCACAATACATAGTATCATCTAGCTACTTAAACGGCGAGTTCATAAGACTGTAAGAACATGAAGAACAGAGTTAATATTAAAAATTTAGTTTCTGACCAACTTCCCAGTTTTGTTAGGGATGGGTATCCAGAATTTGTAGAGTTTTTAAAAGATTACTATGATTCTTTAGAGTTTCCTGGTGGTCCTGTAGATATTTTAAATAATATTGATGAATATACTAAATTAGATAATATAACAGAATTAACTTATTATACTGAATTAACCGCAAATGTTGATTACGGTGCGGTTGATATTAGTGTGAGTAGCACTGATGGATTCCCATTATATAATGGTCTTTTACAAATTGATAATGAAATAATTTTATATGAATCCAAAAACCAAACCACTTTTTTAAATTGTAAAAGAGGGTTTAGTGGAATTACCACCTATACAAGTCCAGAAAGTGAAACTCTGACTTTTAGTACAAGTATTATAGACGCACATACAAGTAATACAATTGTATATAATTTACATTCCTTATTTTTAGCAGAACTTTATAAAAAATTTAAATATCAATACGCTCCAGGATTTGAAGATATTGAATTTTATAAAGAACTAAATGAAAAAATATTAGTATCAAACTTAAAAGATTTTTACGCTTCAAAAGGAGCAAATAGTTCTTTTGATATTTTATTTAAATCCATTTGGGGTTCACCCGTACAAATCATTAAACCTAGAGATTTCTTAATTCAACCATCTGATGCTGATTATAGAATTACTAGAGATCTTGTTATTAAAAGATTATCTGGAAATCCTCAAGAGTTAGTTAATAAAACATTATATCAAGATGAGACTCAAACCATTCCAAAAGCAGCTGGATCTATTACTAATGTAGAGCAACTTTTTAAAGATGGTGAAGAGTACTTTAGATTAAGTTTGGACTATAATCCAGAGTTAGAAACATTTAATTTTACAGTACACCCAAAAACAAAAATTACCAATCCAGTAGGTCTTGGACAGACTTATCTTGATGTTGATTCAACACTGAGCTTTACAAACTCAGGAACACTTGTAGTATTTGATAATAATGTAGAATATAAATTTACATATAGTGGTAAAAGTTGCACACAATTTTTTGGATTGTCTTCTCCTATTGCAATAAATTTAAATCAGGATATAACAACTCCAGATTATGCGTATGCAATTTCAGAATCTGGAGACCAAATTAGAGTTAAGATTACAGGTGTTCTTGGAGATTTGGAATTAGATAGAGAATCTTCATATTATTATGAATTAGAAGACCAGGTTGAAATTGTTTCTTTAGGTGCAGATAGTGAGGAGCAAATAAGAAGCAGTTGGATTAATAATGTATCACCAGAGTATGAAATTGAACAAATTACTCAGGTTGCATTAAAATTAAATGGAGCAGCACAATATAGAATAAAAACATATGACCCCAATATCTTCACTTTGGGTGATATTGGAACCATAAAAGGTAGTGATGGTAATCAATATGATATTTTTGTAATCGCGGTATCAAATAAGTACGAATTTGACGTAAACTTAACTACTAGAATTAATACATCTGATGTAAGATATTCTATTAGAAAGGGTATATCAAAAACTAAGAGCAATAATCAACCAGAAATTAATATTATATCAGCAGATATTCAAAATGTATATACAGACGATGATGACACTTACGTTGTAAGTTCTTCTCTACCAAATTATTATAATACTCCAATAATTGTTGAAGATTTGTCTGTAACTTTTACTGGACAGTATGATGGATTTGATATTAATATTGGTTCTAACTCTTTTATTAGTGGCGAGGCAGTATATTATTCTAGAAATAATAATGTTGGGTTAAATATTGCAGAGGGACCTTATTTTGTTTATAAAGTAAACTCCAGCACAATAAGATTAGCTACCAGTAGAGCTAATATTAGAAGTGGTCAGTTCGTTTACGTTTTTGGTACTGTACTTAATAATAAAATATCATTATTGAAGTATTATAATAGGAGATTACAGTCTCAAGACATAATTAGAAAATTCTCTCCTAGTGTTGATGATGATATCATTGAAAATAGAATTACAAAACCAGGAACTGTTGGATTGTTTTTAAATGGTGTTGAAGCATTAAATTATAAATCTTCTGATACCATTTATTCTGGACCAATTGAAGAAATAGTAGTTTCTTCCGTGGGAGATGCCAATTACGATGTTATTAACCCTCCTGTGATGGTTATATCGGATAATGTTGGTGTTGGAAATACTATTTTTGGATCTGGTGCTGAGGGAATTTGTAATGTTGTAGGAACTTTATCTAGAATTAATATTTTAGATAAAGGATTTGATTATACAGACGAACCAAAAATTACAATTTCTGGCGGAAACGGTACTGGTGCCGAAGCAAAGGCAAACTTATCTAAAATAATTCATTCGGTATCATTTAATGCTGGAAGTTTATATGACCAGGTAAATTTATCTGAAAATAGTATAGGTTTCACTACTTATCATAAATTTAGAGATTTTGAAAGAGTAATTTATAATTCACAGAATCAACCTAAGATTAGTAATTTAGTTGATGATGCAATTTATTTTGTTAAAATAATTACACCAACTAAAATTAAATTACATAATACCTTAGATGATGCCATTACTGGAATAAATACTGTTATTCTTGGTTCATATGGCGAAGGATTACAGAAATTAACTTCTTCGGATAAAAAGAAAGTAATTTCATCAATAGAAGTAATTACCCCTGGTAGAAATTATACAAATAAGACTTTATTTTTTGATAAAGATTCTATCAGTACTTTTAATAATACAATTAAAATAATAAATCACGGATATACTGACAAAGAAATTATTCTTTTTAACTCTGATGGTGTATTACCTGTTGGATTAAATACAAATTCTGAATATTATGTAAAAGTAGTTGATAAAGATACTTTCAGAGTTGCTAGTGTTGAACCTGTTGGTGTTGGTAGTACTATATCTAGTGACTATAATTATGTTAATAGAAGATTTATTGATTTTAATAATGGTGGATTGGGGCAACATAATATAAAGTATCAATCAATTACTTTAAAAATTGAATCCCCAATTGGAGTCACAACTTTTGCTGGTCAAGACTTCAATGCTAAGGTTAGACCAATATTTACTGGTTCAATACAATCAGTATCATTAAAAAATAAAGGTGATAATTATGGAGATCCAAACGTTGTAAATTACAATAGACAACCTGACATAAGTTTATTAAATGGAGAAAATGCACAAATAAGTGTTATTGTATCTTCTCAAGGTAAAATTATTGGTGCTATTGTAAATAATCCTGGTTCAAATTACAATTCACCACCATTACTAGAAGTTTTAGGTTCTGGTTCTGGTGCAATATTGGTTCCAATAATTGTTAATGGAGCAATTGTAGACGTAAAAATTATTGAAAGTGGATTTAATTATTCTCAAGTAGATACTACTGTAAAAGTAGTTCCAACAGGAAGCAATGCTAGATTTGAAGCTAAAATTAAATCTTGGAATATTAATGTTGTTGAAAGAATTTTCCAATCAGATCAAGTAAATTCAGATGATGGAATAATTACTACACCCCTTGCATCAGAAAGAGGTTTACAGTTCACTCACGCATATGCTGCTAGAGAACTGCGTAAAAAATTACTAGCAACTTCTTTAGATCTTGTCGGTAATACTGTTTATCGGGAGGATATTGAGAATGATAACAATCCAGTTAAATATCATTCACCTATCATAGGGTGGGCATATGATGGAAATCCAATTTATGGACCATACGGATATGCGGATAAAGAGGGAGGTGCTGTTGTAAGATTAAATAGTGGGTATGAATTAAACTTACAAGCATATAGACCATCAACATCCTCTTTCCCACCAGGATATTTTATACAAGATTATGAATTCACTAACAATGGAGATTTGGATATACACAATGGAAGATATTGTAAAACTCCAGAATTTCCAAATGGTGTTTATGCATATTTTGCTACTGTAAATTCTATAAAAAATGCTTCTGGACCATTTAATGGATTTTTAAAACCTGTTTTCCCATACATTATTGGGGACACTTTTAAATCAAAAATAATTGATTATAATTTTGATCAATATTCAAACTTGTCTTTTGTAGATTTAAATAATACTGGATGGATTAGATATACAACACCATTAGGGTTACTATTAAATAAAACAAGATATCAGGGATTTATTCAACCAGATACTTTTAGTAGGGGATTCACTGAGGTTAGTAGTGTCAGTTCTGGAGAATTAACAGAGTTACAAATTATTTCCCCTGGTGATAATTATTCAATACAGGATAATATATTCTTCAATAGTCAAGGCACAGGTGGTTCTGGTGCTTATGCTAGAATATCAGAAATTAAAGGTAGGGATGTAAGTTCGATATCATATTCTTTCCGTAAATTAGTTGATGTTGAGTTTACTCCATTTGGATCTCTTGGTAAATTTGTTGGATTTGCAAGTACATCTCACTCTTTAATCAATGGAGATATTGTGTCTGTACAGAATTTAAATATTCTTTCAACAAATTTTGCATCTTCTTATGTAGTAGGTATCTCAACAAATACACTAACACTATCAAATAATACTCCAAATGCTTCACAAACTGGAATTGTAACTTATTTAAATGTTTCTGGTAATTTAAATTTTCCCGTAGCATCAGTAAATGATGTTTACAAAATTGGACCAGAGAGAGTTAAGATTATTAATGTATACCCTCAAGATTCTAGAATAAAAGTATATAGATCTTTTGGTGGAAGTACTTCTATTGCACACACTGCAGGTGATAGTTTAATTGAATTAAGTAGAAAAATTACTTTCAATAGTGGATTCAGCACTTCTACAGAATATAAACTTAACTCAGAATATTATTTTGATCCTAGAGAAAGCGCAATAATCCCTTCAGAAAATTTAATCCTGTATTCAAACCCAATACCTCCGTCACTTGTTCCAACAGCTTGGGATTATTATTCTGTGGGAGTAGGAACTGGATCTGTAGAATATTTTAGTGATAATTCGCCAGATGGTTCAAATAATGCTGCAAAAGTGGCATTTGCTTCTACTACAGGTTCAAGTGATGCATTTGGAATAAAATATGAATCAGTATCTTTGTCCTCTGGCAATAATACATTTTCAGTATTTTTAAGAGGTCATACTGGTGGAGAACAAGTCTATTTTATTTTGGACGATGGTGGTTCATATTATTCTCAATTAGTAACTTTAACAACAAATTGGAGAAGATATAGTCTTACTGCATTGACTGGTGCTGGACTCCATAGAATAAGAATAGGAACATATGGTCCTCAAGGTCTTACTCTAAATTCATCTCCTACGTTTTATGTTTGGGGTGCTCAAGTTGAACTTGGGTCTTTAACTAGTTCATATTATTCAACTTCGGGTAGTCCATTATCAAGAGCATCTCAAAAATCTGGATTATTGTTTTTTAGTAACCCAGGAGTTACCCAGAAAAAAGGAATTAAAACAATTCCAAATACATTTTATTTACCAAATCATGGATTTAAAACTGGAGATAAAGTAAAATATAACGTTGGACATGGATATACAGGAGTTAGTGTATCTTATGGAACAACAACAACACCACTTTTAAATTCACAAACTTTGTATATTGCCTCATATGATTCTGACTTTATCGGGGTATCAACTCAGAGAATCGGAATTGGAAGCACTGGTGGATTTGTTGGAATAGGTTCAGATGTTTTAGAGATTTTTAAAATTGCTAATTATGGAACAGGTGAAGTACACAGTATTAAAACAGATCTACCTTTAACTATTCGTGGAGATGTTTATAAAAAGACTGCAACAGTTATAACTGAAAGAGAGCATGGACTAACAAATGGTGATATTGTTGATTTGAAAGTAATTTCTGGAGTTTCTACTAATTTTTATGTGACATATGATGACATTAACAGAAGACTGTTAATTAACCCAAGATCATTTATAGACACTGATATCAATTTATCCAGAAATACTATAACAATACCAAATCATGGTTTAATAAATGGACAAAAGGTAATTTATAATTCAGCAACTCCATCTGCAGGATTGGTTAATTCTAAATTGTACTATATTGTTGTTTCTGATGATAATACTATTTTATTATCAAATTATTACTATGATATTATTTCATCTAATGATGCTATTGAAATTGTCGAAATAGGAACTCAAGCAGCAGGAACTATAGCACCAGTCAATCCAGAATTATTTGGTGTAAAAAATTCAACACTAGTATTTGATTTATCAGATCCAACTTTAGCATCAAATTCAGTCCCAGCATTTGAATTCAATTTTTATTTTGATGCTTTATTCCAAAAAGAATTCTATACTACAGATAACAATAAAGGTGCATTTAATATTAGAAAAAGTGGAGTAATTGGTGAACCAGGTGCTAAATTAGAATTAGTCATAGATGATTTTGTCCCATCATCACTATATTACAATTTAACTCCTATTGATTATTCTGGAGCAACTGCATCAAAATTAGAGATTATTAGTGATAAATTTAATATTAAAAATGGAAATAAGTTATCACTAATTAATAGTAAATTTAACGAGATTACTCCAGTATCTGGTATTACAACAAATTCATTCACATATGCATTAGAACAAACGCCAGAAAGAATTAATTACAATAAAACAGAAGCAAAAATTAACTATACTACAAAATCTTCCAGTGCCATAGGACCAGTAGCAAAAATAAATATTGATTCTGGTGGTAGAAATTACATCCGTTTACCAAACGTGGCTCAAGTTGTTAGTGGTTTAGGTACAGCGGCTTTATTCTTACCTAGAAGTAAAACAATTGGAAAAGTTAATAGCGTAGTTCTCACTGACATTGGATTTGATTATCCATCAGATAAAACTTTAAGACCTTTAGCTAATTTTCCATACACATACAAAATTGAACCCCTATCAAAATTTAAACGTATACAAATAGTTAATCCTGGTATAAATTATTTTGTTGCCCCACAACTTGCAGTTGTTGATGGATTTACTGGGAGAGTAAATACAGAAGTTTCTCTTGAATATGATATTGGGGATACTGAAGTTAGAGTTGTACGTAATACTACTGGTTTATATAATGTTACACCAAAAATTATTCCAATTAATAACCCAAATGGTGTAAGAATTGATAATATTGTATTTGATCCTGGAACTTTAAACGTAACAGTATCATTTGCAGTTACATTCGCATCATCTCAAGATTATCCATTCATCGTTGGTGAAAAAATTATTGTTGAAAACACAAACGTTGACATTAATTTTGGTGGTAGGGGATATAACTCTGCAGCGTATGATTATAGGTTATTTAGAATTACAGCAGCAAATCCAGATATTGGTGGAGATAATCCAACTTTAACATTTAATTTAACTGGATTTTTATCACCAGGAGAAGATCCTGGACTTTTCGATGGATTTGAATCTTTTGGTACAGCAACTCCAGAATCATATTTTCCAATTTTTGATATTGATCTAGAAAAAGATAGTTTTAGGGATGGTGAAATAATAGTAGCACAGGATGGAAATTTTGGTGTAGTTCAATCTTACGATAGGAGAAATGAATATCTAAAAATTAGATCTAAAAAAATATTTAAAGTTGATGACCTTATAATTGGTTCTTCTTCACAAAACAAAGGATTAATATCTTCTGTAGATGGAATTAGAGCAAAATATTTGATAGATTCAAATAGTATAACTAAAAAAGGTTGGTTAAGAGAAACAGGAAAACTAAATCAATCATTCCAGAGATTACATGATAATGATTATTATCAATATTTTTCATATTCTGTTAGATCTCCAATAGAATATCAAGTTTGGAATCCTTTGGTAAGTAATTTAACTCATACTGCAGGGTTTAAAAAGTTTAGTGAATTGATTATTGACTCATACGATCCAACAGTAGGTGGAATTTCAACTGCTCAAAATTTAAATGCTTTAGTGGCAATTTCAGACTTAACTGAAATTGTTGATTTAAATTCCATTAAAGACTTTGATATTGCTAGAGAAAAGAGTATCCAAGTAAACGATACTTTAGTATCAAATGAAATTTTATTCAATCTTCCATTTTTGGCACAATACCAAGAATTTATAGGAAATCGAGTTCTGACTGTAGATGATTTTAGTGACCAGTTTAATGGAGTTCAAAGAGGATTTGAATTAAAGTCTGGAAACTACCCAATTTTTGAAGTTATTTTAAATGGTAGCGATCCTAATTTGATTTCCTTTACAGACGGCACACTGAATTTGACAAATCATTATTTTGTTAGTGGAGAAGAGATTGAATACATTCCACCAGATAATGATTTTACAAAAGCTATCAAAATTACACCAACTAATTTTGGACCTGGAATTGGAACTACAAGTTTTCTTCCTTCAAAATTTATTGTAATTAAACAAGATAATCAAAAAATAAGAGTTGCTGTTTCGGCAACGGATGCACTACTCTTTAACCCAATTGGAGTTGGAATTACTGGTGTTGGAATAGGAAGTACTCATACTTTTAGATCAATATCACCAAATAATAGGATGTTGGTTACTATCAATGGAACAATTCAATCCCCACTTGTAGGAACAGCATACACAATAGCAACTACTTCTAGTGTTGGAATTGGAACAACTAATATTAATGTTGTTGGTGTAACCTCTATCTTTAGTGGAGATTTAATTCAGATTGATAATGAAATCATGTTAGTTTCTGCTGTCAATTCAGTTACTAATGTGTTAAATGTTAAGAGAGCATGGATGGGGACCACAGCAACCACCCATACAACCAACACAGTAGTCACAAAATTTGTTGGTAATTATAATGTAGCACAGAATAAACTTCATTTTTCTGAATCTATGTGGGGAAATATCCCTGTTGGGTTTGGTACAACTGCAACTTCAGCAAATGAAGTTGATTATACTGGTCTAACAACTAGTTCTAGATTTAGTGGCAGAGTATTTTTAAGATCAGCACTAACTCAAGCGTTTACAACTAGTTTTATAAAAGCATATGATAATAATTATGTTTTTGATGATATTTCAAGTCAATTCAATGGAATTACAACAACATTTACTTTAAAATATCAAGGTAATAATATTGGTAATATCATATCAGATAATACAATTATTTTAATAAATGATATTTTCCAAGGACCACAAAGACTAGGTAATGTTTTAACAAATATTCCTGGTGATTATAAACTAATCAGTGGTGGTGGACAATTGCAAGTAGGTTTTGGTGGACCAATTGCAAATCCATCCATAACTAATGATATTAACGTAAATAATACTCCTAGAGGAGGAATTATAGTTAGTGTTGGATCTACAGAAGGATTTGGTTATCAACCATTAGTTGCTGCTGGAGGGACAGCATTAGTTTCATCAGCAGGAACAATAACCCAAATTTCCATAGGTAATTCTGGTTCTGGATATAGATCTGGTTTACAAACAGTAAAGGTTGGTATTCAAACCGCTAGCTATGGTTCTGCAAACATAACTTATATTGGCATTGCATCAGTTTTAAATGGACACGTTGTTGGCGTTGCAATAACTAATTCAAAAGTGTTTTATGTTCCAAGACAGGTTACTAATATTGGTTACAGTTCTATCACTGGAGTTACCACAGTAACAACCTCAACTCCACATGGATTGCAATTGGGTGAAGAAGTATCTATAGTTGGAGCAGCATTTACCTGTGATTATTATCCACCAATTGGAGTAAGTACCGCAGTATATAATAATATAACTGGAATAATGACAGTCACTACTGTTGGTGTAACAACTTTAAATGTTGTTAGCTTTACATATGACAATACAACTGGATTATCTACCGTTGTTACATCACAACCTCATAAGTTAATAACTCAAACTGCAATTGGTAGGAGTTTTAGTCTTGCTGGACTGGCATTAACCTGTGTTGGTTATGGTCAAACTTTTGCAGTTTATAATTTCATTTATGATAATACGACTGGTTTATCTACAGTATTTACTGTTGGTAATCATGGATTAAATGCAGGTGATAATTTTAAAATGAGAGAATTGGAGTTCTTCTGCACAGGACCTTCAGGAGTAACTACAACAATATTCCCAGATGGAACTCAAGGTTATTTCTTCACAGTCAATACAGTAGGAACAACAACTTCATTTACTGTTAATGTTGGAGCATCTACCATACCACATACTTATGTTTCTGGTGGTGTAGTTCAAGTTGGTATTAACACTGATATCTTCCCTGGAGACCTAACAGTATCTCCATTGGGTAATACCTTTAAAGTTCTTTCAGCACCAGATTATTATACATTTACTTTTAATTCTGGAATATCTACAATTCCACATTCATATGTGAGTGGTGGAACTTTAACTCTCGGTCACAAGTTAAAGGTTGGAACTGATGTAATTTTAACAGGACTAGGATTTACAGGTTCTCTCGGAATAGTTACACATCCAAATATAAACACTACAGACTATTGTGGAACTCAGGTAACAAGAATTAATAATATAAGTCAATTTGAACTTAATGTTGGAGTTGGTTCTACTCCACTAACATATGTTTCTGGAGGAACAGTTGAAGAGATTATTATTGCTCCTAGACAAATTAATAATTCACCAACTGGTCAAGATCCTGCAGCAAATGGAACAGGTGTAGTTAAAATTGTTGATGATTATACATTTATTATTAATTCAGGAACATCACCATACACTCATTTTTATAAGAAGTGTGGAAGTGTTACAAAACCTTTGGATGTAATATTTGACAATCCTTTAAACTATTACAATGTGCCATTAATTTATAAACAAGGTGTTGTTGGATTTGGAACAGGAGCAACAGTTGATTTAGTTCCAAGTCAAGATAGTACAATTTTAAATTTTGAGATCAATAACTTTGGATATGGGTATGGTTCTGGAGAAATATTAACAGTTGCTATTGGAGGAACAATTGGAATTCCAACTACAGGAATTTCAACATTTAAAAACTTTGAACTTACAATTGATAGGACATATCAAAGTAAATTCTCTGGATGGAATGTTGGTGAGTTTATTGTTCTTGATGATATTTCAGTTTATTTTAATGGAAGAAGAAGATTATTCCCATTAACTATAAATGGTGAAAGTATATCTTTCTTCGCTAAAGCAAATTCTGGAATTAATTTACAATCCAATTTACTTGTTTTTATAAACGATACTTTACAAACACCAGGGGAAGGATACCAATTTAATGGGGGAAGTACTTTAAGATTTACTGAAGCACCTAAGGGTGCAGTCGCTGGGTTTAGTACTATTGGCGATAAAGCTAAAGTTTTAATGTACACAGGAACTCAATCAATTGACGTTAAAACAGTTGATGTATTGCCAAGTGTTAAAGTTGGTGATGATGTCCAATTGTACAGTGATACTGATGATACCTTTACGGAGGAACAAAGATTGGTAATGGATGTAGTATCAGCAGATAAAATTATTACCAATAACTATGGTGGTCAAGGTGTAACTCTTAATGAATTATTCTCTAGACCAATCAGTTGGTTTAAACAAACTGTTGATAAGATTATTGATAATGAATTTGTTGGTAAAGACCGCATTTATTATGAACCAATAATTAATCCAAGTACTAATATAATTGAATCTGTTGGAATTGGATCAACATATGTCTTTGTCTATAATATTAGACCACTATTTGATGATTCTTTTGAGGGTATTCCTCTTCAAGAAAGATCAATTATAGAAATAATTAATCAAGAAAATCTTGATACTGCAACTGCAACTGCAACAATCGGTGCTGGTGGTTCAATTAGTAATATTACAATAACAAATCCTGGATATGGATATACTATTGCTCCAGAGATAACAGTACAGAGACCATATGGGTTTGGAACCCAGGCAACTGCATCTGCAACTATTGGTGCTGGAGGGTCAATAACTTCAATAACTGTAGGAACAGGGGGAACGAATTATTATTATGGTCCTTTAGGATCATTGTCAATATCACAACAAGGTAGTGGATTTCCACCATTACAAGTTGGACAAAACACTTTTTACAAAGCAAAACTAAAGTCTCAAAGTGGTATTGGTAGAGGAGCAACTGCAGATATCCAGATTAGCATATTAAACTTTAATATTGCTTCAATATCAATTACTGGTGGTGGTGCAAATTATGCTGTGGGAGATATTTTATATGTTGATACATTTGATAATGTTGGATTGGCAACCACTTCTAGAAAGTGGGCATTAAGATCACCAATGAAATTTAGCGTATCTTCGATTTTACCACCTCCAGTTTTAATTGCACCACCAAAAAGATCAGTTGAAGAAGTGATTAGAGTTGATTATGAGGGTGATTATGGAATTATTGTTGGAGTTGGAACAACATCATGCTCTGGGGTTACTACATGCTTAGGATTAGAACTTGATTTATTCATTCCTCTAGATTCTAGAATTAGAAAGAGTTTAAATATATCAAAGACTGGAATTACTACTGGATATCTATTCAATGTCGTTGATTCTGGTTTTGGAACAGCACCACAAACATCTTTAAGAAGTAATGGGTCTGTTTTAGGAATTTCCACCCAGTTTGTTAATATGACTTTTGAGTGTACACATTGGTACACAAAACAAGCAGTTATACCACCTGGTATTAGTGGTTTAGCTTCAACTGTTGGAATTGCGACTACTGTAACAACTGTTGTTGTTAAACTATTAAATAATCCTCCAAGCAATATAGTTGGATTTGGAACAACAGCATTTTATGGTAAATATACTTGGGGTAAAATAAATATGCCAGTAAGAGTAAGTCCTACTGAATTCTTAGCTCAGAACGGTACAAAGCAATCTGGTATAGGAACTAATCCAGTTATACGAAGAAAAAATTCTTTAAAATATTTGGGTTACCTTGGTTAATAAATATAAGATATAGAAGGTTTAAATTACTAAAATGGCAGCAATTATAACTGATTTATTGAGAGTTAAGAACGCTAGAAGTTTTATTGATAAAATTAGAGACCCTAGCAATTCCTATTATACTTTTATTGGATTACCCAACGCAACTGAAGTACAAGATAATTGGAATACTACTCCACCATCTCCAAGAGATTGTTTTGATGATACCAATTTTTATTGGGATACTATGATTGCTTTGAAAAAAATTGCTGCCGATGACATTAGACCAGTTGTTAGAAAGATACAATGGGCTTCAGCAACAATTTATGATATGTACAGACATGATGTTAATAGAAACAATTTATCTAAACCATCAAATAAAACAAGTTTATATTCTTCAAATTATTTTGTAGTAAATAGTGAATTTAGAGTTTATATTTGCTTAAATAATGGAATTGACCCAGAGAATCCCAACGGAAAACCATCTCTCGATGAACCAAAATTTACAGATTTAGAACCAAGAGCTGCTGGAACCAGTGGTGATGGATATGTTTGGAAGTATCTTTATACAATCAGTCCAAGTGATGTTATTAAGTTTGATTCCTTGAATTTTATTCCACTACCAGTTGATTGGGAAACTAATTCTGATTATGTGACGATTAGAAATAATGCAGAAACAAGTGGACAATTAAAGACCGTTACTATAAAGAATAGAGGATACTTGGTTGGTCCTCCGAATACAACATACACAAGAGTTCCAATTAAAGGTGATGGTAATGGTGCAGAGTGTACAATTGTAGTTAACAATGATGCAAAAGTAGAATCAGTAACAATTTCCAATGGAGGAAGTGGATATACCTACGCAAGTATTGATTTAATTGGAGGCAACGTTCCTACTGGGTCACTTACACCAGTATTTGATGTAATTATTCCGCCTCCTGGTGGGCATGGATATGATGTATATAAAGAGTTGGGTGCAACAAATGTCTTGATTTATTCAAGAATTGAAAATGATGAGCAAAATCCAGACTTTGTGACAGGAACTTCTATTGCGAGGATTGGTATTGTTGAAAATCCACAAGCTTTTGAGTCTTCTACAGTAATTACTGAGGATAGGGTCAGTTCTTTATATGCAATAAAATTAAAGGGTCTTGCGCCAAATGTTGATGATTATAAGTTGACTACTTTTATACAAAATTCATATATTACTCAAACTGTCGGAACAGGTGCCACAGCTATTGGTAGAGTGGTATCTTATGATGCTCAAACTGGAGTATTGAAGTATTGGCAAGATAGATCATTGGTTGGATTTAACACAGATGGAACTCAAAAATTAAATCCAACTTATGGTTATAAACTTAATGGTTTTACGCCAACTATTACTGCTGGAGGTTCCTTAAGAATTGTTGGAGGTTCTAAAGATCTTTATATTGATGATGGATTTGGAACTGATAGTAATCCTGGTATCAGTACTGTGATAAATAATAAGACCTACTACTTGGGTCAAACTTTTATCAAAGGTATAGCATCACCAGAAGTTCAAAAATATTCTGGAACCATTTTATATGTTGATAATAGACCATCCATTACCAGGTCTGTGAGTCAAAGAGAAGATATCAAAGTTATTTTGCAATTTTAATAGAGAATCATGCCACAAGAAACTAATTTAAATGTATCTCCATATTTTGATGACTTTGATCCAAACAAAGGATATTATAAAGTACTTTTTAAACCAGGATTGCCAGTTCAATCTAGGGAATTAACTTCTTTACAATCAATTCTCCAAAATCAAATTGAGCAAGTCGGAACTCATTTGTTTAAGGAAGGATCTGTAGTAATTCCAGGTCAAATCAATTATAACAATACACTTTTTGCTGTAGAAATTGAGAAGGAATACCTTGGAATACCAATTTCTAGTTATGCAATTAACCTTGTTAATGTCTACATTAGAGGTCAATCTTCTAATGTAAAAGCAAAAATTGTTTCCACTGTTGGTCCAGAATATTCTACTAGAGGTTACTACACTTTATTTGTTAGTTATGTATCTACTGGTATAGATGGGAAAGAAGTTTTTGATGATAATGAAGTTTTATCTTTGGAATCAAATCTTTCAACTTCGATTATAAATTTTCAGGCAGGACAAGGATTTGGAATTACTGCAGCAGTTGATTCAACTTCAATAGGTTCTGCAGTATTTTTATCTGAGGGTGTATACTATCTTAGAGGAACATTTGTAAAAGTATTTCCACAAACATTAATTCTTGATGCACATGGTCAATTTCCAACTTACAGAGTTGGTTTAGAAATATTTGAAGAAATTGTAACATCTGGATTAGATTCAAGTCTTACAGATAATGCTAAAGGATTTAATAATTTCGCAGCTCCTGGCGCAGATAGATTAAAAATAACTGCAGTTTTAACAAAAAAACCATTAGAATCTGAAAAAAATGAGAATTTTGTTGAACTCTTAGTATTAAGACAAGGTAATATACAACATATTGAAGATAAATCTCAGTATAATGAGTTAGCACAAGAGTTAGCAAGAAGAACTTACAATGAATCTGGTAATTTTTATGTAAAACCATTTTCTATTACTGCTAGAGAGTCTTTAAATAATAGAAAGGGCAATAACGGCATATTTTTAAAAGGTCAGTTAACGTACAATAATAATATTCCAGCAGAAGAGTTAGGAACATATAAAATATCTCCAGGAAAAGCTTTTATTCGGGGATTTGAAGTAGATTCAAGAACTATACATTATTTGGATTTTGAGAAAACAAGAACAACTAAAACTTTAGAAGATCAGGCAGTTAATTATTACACTGGACCCACATTATCTTTAAATAGGGTTATTGGTGCTCCTAGAATTGGATTTAGTACATCATCAGTAATTAGTTTAAGGAATTCTAGAATAGGCATTACTTCAACAACTGCTTCGGGAAAAGAAATAGGAGTTGCCAGAGTTTATGATTATGCTTTAGAGTCTGGTTCATATTCGTCTGTTGTCGGTGACCTAAATGAGTGGGACATCTCATTATATGATATCCAAACATATACTGATTTAACTTTAAATGAACCAATAACATTGAACGTTCCAACTTTTATAGTTGGAAAGTCAAGTGGAGCAACGGGTCATTTAAAATTTAATACAACTACAGGAATTATTACTGCATACTGCACAAATGGATCTTTTATTAATGGTGAAAAACTAATATTTAATGGTATTGATAGTAATAGAATAGTTACCTCTCCTGTAGAGTATAAAATATCTGATGTTAAATCTCTTTATAGTTCTGTTGGGACTGGACAAACATTTAATGGAGATACAAAATTATCTGATATTTTTTCAATTGGTGGAGTTAGCATTTCTGCAAAATCTGGAACTGCTCCAGGAGTATCCACTGTAACTAGTTCTGATATTGATTTTAGAACCATTGCTAAAGTGGGAGATTTGGTATCATTTAGCAATCCGCTTTTAGGAAGCACAAATGTAAAAACATATGCCAGAATTTCTAGTATTAATAACAGTAATTCTATTGTTATTGCTGGGGTAACTACAGTTGCAAATATCAATGATGGTGGTCTTCCAACTTCTTCAATATCGGTCAATAATTTTAGTTTAATTGGAGCAAATTTAAGATCATCCATAGACAATTCATTATATACACCATTACCTAAAAAATTCATTGCTAATGTCGATCTAACAAAATCCACATTATCAATTAGAAAGGAATTTAATGTTATTATTACTGCAAATGCAACTAATACAATTCAAGCAGGGTCAAATGAAACCTTTTTACCATTTGATGAAGAAAGATATGTTTTAATAAATTCTACTGGCGGATTTGAAGAACTAACTGAAGATAAATTTAGATTTAGTAATGGTGGAAAAGAATTAAGAATATTTGGTTTGAATGTTTCTGGTTCTGCAAGATTAATCGCAACACTTAGTAAAATAAATGTAACCAATAAGGTAAAATCTTTAAACAGAACTGGATCAGTTATTGTTAATAAGTCTATACTTTCTGCATCTGGAATTGGTTCAACTACTTTAGATGATGGATTAGCATATGGTAGTTTTGGGTACGGATTACGAGTTCAAGACAAAGAAATTTGTTTACTTGAACCAGATGTAACTAAAGTGTATGCTGTTTATGAAGCAAATGATACAAATAATCCAACTTTACCTTCTATAAGTTTATTCAATCTTGATGGTCCAACTGGAAAGGTTGATGATTTTATTGTTGGTGAAGAATTAATAGGAACTACAAGTGGTGCTGTAGCACTTTATGTTGAAAAAGTTGGAACTTCTACTATAGGATTAGTATATCTAAATGATCTTAGATTTGAAATTGGTGAGGTAATTAGGTCTGAGACTAGTGGAATTTCTGGTTCTATAAATGATTTTGATCCTGGGGATGAAAATATTATTGATAGGTTTACTTTGGATTCTGGTCAAAGAGAAACTATTTGTGATTATTCTAGGTTGGTAAGAAAACCAAATACTAAAGAACCAAGAAGAAAGTTAAGAGTTATATATGAGTCTGCAACTTATAGTGATTCTACAGAAGGAGATATTACAACAGTTTCTTCTTATAACCAATTTAATTATTGTGATTTACCATTAATTAAAAATAATGAAAGATTAACTGATGTACTTGATATACGTCCAAGAGTTCGTAAATTTAATTCAAGTTCAACTAATTATTCTCCATTTGAATTTTCCTCTAGAGCATTTGAAGATGCAACTAATTCATCTAAAAATATTTTAGCTTCGGATGAATCAATCATCCTTACATATTCACACTATTTGCCAAGAATTGATAAACTGTTCTTGAAGATTGATGGTGGATTTCAATTGATTAAAGGAGTTCCTTCCGAAACTCCTTTACCTCCAATTGCTTTAGAAGACTCTCTTGAAGTTGCTACAATAAATCTGCCGCCTTATATTTGTAGCACAGAAAATGTGCAAGTATCATTAAATGCCCATAAGAGATATAGAATGCAAGATATCTCTTTACTTGAAGATAGAATTAAAAATTTAGAATATTATACAGCGTTATCAATTTTAGAATCCAAAACAGAATCTTTATTCATTCCTGATGAAAGTGGTCTGACGAGATTTAAATCTGGAATTTATGTAGATAATTTTAGTGGAACTAAATCTCAACTTAAAATTGGTAAAGTTACCAATAGTATCGATCCTATAAATCTTGAATTGAGACCATCTCACTTTACAACATCTATAGATCTTTTAGTTGGTTCAAAATCTCTTCTTGGTATAGGAACAACAGCAAGTCCAACAGCAGATCCTGCTTTTGTAACTGATATTATTGGTTCAAATATCAGGAGAACAGGTCAACTTATTACCCTAGATTATGGTGAATTTTTACAATTTGCACAACCTTTTGCAACAAGAGTTGAAAATGTTACTCCATACCTGGTTGTAACATATACTGGAAATATTCAATTATTCCCATCTTCTGATATTTGGGTAGACCAGGTTAGATTACAATCACTTAGGATAGATGTTGATGATTATACACAAACCAGATTACAATTAGAGTATGCTGGATATGATCAACAAACTGGTTTAGGTCCTATTAGATGGGGAGCATGGCAATCTACTTGGACAGGATCTAGTACATCGACAACTAGCAATACTGTTGTAACTGGTTCTAGTACACAAAATACTGGTAGTGCTTTAGTGACTACAAATCAATTACAAACTACAACAGTTGTTACTACAACAAGAACGGGCACAGAAAATAGATCTGGAAGTCAACTTAGAGTTTCTGAGCAAGTACAAACTACAAATGAAGGGGATAGAGTTGTAAGTACCTCAACAATTCCATTTATGAGGTCTAGAAATATTGAATTCACTGGTAGGAAATTTAGACCATATACAAGACTCTATGGATTTTTTGATGGTGAAGATGTAAACAATTTTATTATTCCAAAACTAATTGAAATTAGAATGCTTAGTGGTTCATTTACTGTAGGTGAATTAGTTACTGGAACCATGACAACTGGTTCTACAACAGCAACAACAGGTTCTACACCATCTATAAGATTTAGAGTTGCAAACTCTAATCATAAATATGGTCCAATATCAAATCCTACTGATATTTTTGTTGCAAGTCCATATGATGAAAGTTATACTATTCCTGCAAATTATTCGAGTTCTAGTATTTTGTTAAATGTCGATACAAGAACTTTGGCAGAAAATAATCAATCATTATATAGTGGATTTATTCGCACTGGAATGAGGTTGAGAAGTGCTTCAGCTGAAGCAGAAGTTATTTCTGTTAGATTGTTTAGTGATAATGTAGGAACTGTTCTTGGTTCATTCTTTATACCAGACCCCAATTTACCTTCAAATCCATCTTTTGAAGTTGGAACAAAAATCTTTAGATTAACATCACAGTCTTCAAATAGTTCTTTAGGTGGTTTAACATCAACTTCTGGACAAGAGGCATATTTTGCTTCTGGAACAATTAATAATATGCAAGAAACGATAAGATCTACAAGAAAACCAAGATTTGATGTCGTTGCTTCAAGCGAAAGTAGACCTGCTACTGATGTTCAATCAACAACTACAGTTAGTAACGCTACTACCCAAAGTATTACGCCACTTCCACCACCCCCACCACCTCCACCACCATCTCCATCACCACCACCACCAACACCTCAAGTTAGTTTCCCAGGAACTCCAGTTACACCTAGACCACCCACGCCGCCACCACCACCGCCACCACCACCGCCACCACCACCGCCAAGAAATCCACCCGATCCCCCAAGACCAAGGGGTGGAAAAGATCCTCTTGCACAATCATTTACAGTTAATGATGAGGCTGGAGCATTCATTACGGGAGTAGATCTTTATTTCAGAACTAAAGACCCATTACTGCCAGTAACTGTTCAGTTGCGTCCTATGGTTAATGGAGTTCCTTCTGACCAAATATATCCTTTTGGAGAAGCAGTTGTAGAATCTGATGATGTTATTGAAACATTTGACGCTACTAGACCAACTAGGGTTAATTTCCCATCACCAGTATATCTGCATACAAATACAGATCATGCTGTCGTATTGCTGTCAAATTCAAACGAATACACAGTTTGGATTTCAAGAATGGGAGAGACTGATGTTTCTACATTACTTCAACCAGAATCTAGACAAGTTATTGTTTCTGCTCAACCATATTTGGGGTCATTATTTAAATCTCAAAATGGATCATCATGGACACCAAGCCAATATGAAGATTTAAAGTTTAATCTTTATTCAGCATCGTTTATAGAAGAATCAGGAACAGTATCATTCTATAATCCAGAATTAAATACTGGTAATAAGCAAATTGCAACCTTAGTTAAGGACGCTTTGGAATTTGATGCTAAAAAACTTATTATTAGCACAAATAATATTATCAACACATCTCCATTAGTTCTTGGAAATACTATTATTCAACAAAATACTACTGCTAGAGGTGATTATGTTGGTGTAGGAGGATCTGCAACTGGTTCATTAGTTATTATTAATGCTGGTATTGGTTATACTCCATCGAATGGTACATCATTCACATTTAATAACGTACCGCTAAGTTCTTTTAGTGGAAATGGTAAAAATGCTACTGCAGATATTACCATTGGACAGGCAAGTGGTGTAAATGGAGTTGCTCTTGCAGCAACAATACGAGACGGTGGATATGGGTATCAAATTGGAGACGTGTTGACAGTTCCTTCAATTGGAAATGATTCTTTAGGTAGAAATCTTCAATTGTCTTTATCAAATGTTGTTGGAGCAAATCAATTAATACTCGATAATGTTCAGGGAGAATTTGAAATTAATGCTTCTAAACCATTACAATATATAAGTCCTACCACAGGAATAACTACAATATTAAATGCTACTGGGTCAAACTCTGTTATAAACGATTTTGAATTAGCATCTCTTTCTGAAGATGGTTTACATATTAAAATAAATCATAAGAATCATGCTATGCACTCTACAACAAACGTTGTTAGAATTAGTGGCGTTAAAGGAGATTCTAAACCAACAGTATTAACTGCTGATTATAATAATTCTGACTCTGGTCCGATTAGTATTGCAAATACTACTGGATTTGAAGTATTTGAAAATGTATCAATTGGTGCCACAAATCCAGGATATGCACTTTTGGATAATGAAATTATTTCATATACTGGTGTTGCAAATGGTCAACTAATTGGTATTACAAGATCTGTTGAGGGAACTGGAGCATTCAGTTATCCAAACAGAACTAGTATTCAAAAATATGAAAACAATGGCATTTCATTAAGAAGAATCAATAAACTCCATTATTTACAAGACGCTTTAGTTGAAAGACCAGTAGACCTTGATAGTTATTATATTAGAATTAACACAAGTGAAAATGGAATAGATAGAAGTTCTGGGTCTTCCTTCCCTAAACTTTATATTAATTCATCAAAGTCTAGTGGTGGAGATGCTATTCAAGCAACACAAAATATACAATATGAAACTGTAAATCCAATAGTTCAAACTATGGTTTTACCTGGAACATCAGTTAAGGCAACTTTAAAAGGAATTACTGGTACAAGTGTTGATGGTAATGAAATCTCATTTGTGGAAACAGAGGCAACTCCAATTAATTTAAGTGAGGATACATATTTACCAGAACCAAGAATAATTGCATCTAGAGTCAATGAATTAACTCAAACAACTAATTTCCCAGGAAATAAGTCAATGGAGTTAACATTTACATTATCAACTTCAAATCCAAAAATCTCTCCTGTCATTGACCTTGATAGAATTGGTATGGTTCTTATATCAAATAGAATTGATAGCCAAATAACAGATTATATAAATGACCCTAGAGTTTCCTCTATTACAGAAGATCCATCAGCATTCATATATGCAAATAAACCAGTTGAATTGGAAAATGCAGCTACTTCAATAAAAGTTATATTTGCTGCATATGTTAACACATACAATGATGTAAGAGTACTCTATTCAATTAGTAATGATCCATCTGTTGAACCAATTTATTATCCATTCCCTGGATATGATAATTTAGATACTAATGGAAATATTATTAATGTGGGTCAAAATAGTGGTAAACCAGATAAAAATGTACCAAAAACCGACATTTTATCTGCAGATTCTGCAAACTTGGTATTTAGAGATTATGAATTTAGTATTGATGGATTACCAGAATTTAGATACTTTAGTATTAAAATAATTGGTTCTTCAACAAATCAAGCATATCCTCCAAGAATTAAAGATTTAAGAGTAATTGCACTTGCATAACATGAACGACAACTATCACGTAAAGGTAGAAAATCACAGCAATCTCGTAAGAGATATTCGTAGCAATGCAATTATTAATACTGATAAAAAGGGATATGACCATTATAAATCTTTGAAAAAAACAAAGTCTTTGGAAAAAATGAGGATGGATCAAATTGAGTCTGATTTGTCCTCTTTAAAAAATGACATTAATGAAATTAAAGATTTATTGAAATCATTATTAAAATAATAATCAATAAAGGTACTAAAACATGGCTCAACCAACATCTAGACAAGAACTTATAGATTACTGCAAGAGAAAACTTGGATATCCAGTCCTTGAAATAAATGTTGCTGATGAGCAGATTGAAGACTTAGTTGATGATGCCTTGCAATTTTTTTATGAGCGTCATTTTGATGGAGTAACCCAAACTTATTTAAAGTATCAAGTAACTCAAGAAGATATTGATAGGGGACGAGCTAAATTTGGTGGTCCTGGAATAGCAGTAACTTCAACAACAACTAATATTGTTGGTGTTGCAAAAACTTTTAATTACTTTGAAACAAGTAATTATATTCAAATACCACCTCATGTAATTGGTGTTAATAAGGTTCTTAGTTTTGAAGGATCCAATTCATTATCAAGTGGAATGTTTAGCATTAAATATCAATTATTTTTGAATGATATTTACTATTGGGGGTCAGTTGAATTATTGACATATTCAATGGTTAAAAGATATTTGGAAGATATTGATTTCTTATTGACGACGCAAAAACAAATTAGATTTAATCAAAGACAAGATAGGTTATATCTTGATGTAGACTGGTCTGCTATTACTCCAGGACAGTATCTAATTATAGATTGTTATAGAATCTTAGACCCTACAGAATCTCCAAGAATTTGGAATGATTCCTTTTTAAAGCCATACTTAACTGCATTAATTAAAAAGCAATGGGGACAAAACCTCATAAAATTCCAAGGAGTTAAATTACCAGGTGGTGTAGAATTAAATGGAAGACAGATTTATGATGATGGTGAAAAGGAATTGAGTGAAATTATGTCGAAGATGTCATCAACTTATGAATTACCCCCATTAGATATGATAGGTTAATTATATGGCATTAAATCCATTTTTTTTACATGGTTCTTCTGGAGAACAGAATTTAATCCAAGATTTAGTAAATGAACATTTAAAAATGTTTGGGGTTGAAATATATTACATCCCCAGAATCTTTGTAAATGAAAAAACTATTATGGAAGAAGTATCTAGATCAGAATTTAGAGATGCTATTCCTATAGAAGCGTATGTAGATACTTATGATGGATATAGTGGTGCTGGAACTTTACTATCCAAATTTGGAGTTCAAGAAGTTGATGATTTAAATTTAATAATATCACAAGAACGTTACGAGATTGCTGTTAGACCATTTATAGAAATAAGAGATAAATCAAAATTAACAAGTAGACCTAAAGAAGGAGATTTGATATATTTTCCTTTAGGTGATCGTTTATTTGAAATTAAGTATGTTGAGCATGAAAAACCATTTTATCAGTTGCAAAAAAATTATGTTTATGAATTGAGATGTGAACTATATGCATATAATGATGAAGAAATTGATACTGGAATTCTTGAGATTGATGATAATATTAGTGATGAAGGTTATATTCAAACTTTCAACATGGTTGGTTTGGGTTCGACCGCTACTGCAATCACAAGTCTACGAAATGGTTCCGTAAGGAGAATTGCTGTATCTAGAAGAGGATCTGGATATAGTTCTATTCCTAGGGTTGCAATTACTTCTGCACCTTCTGGTGGATTAACTGCTGTTGGCATTGCCTCAATGATTAAAGGAATTGTTGATTTTTGTGATACAAGTCCAGACACTTCAAGAGTTCAAGCAGTCAACATTATTAATTCAGGATATGGTTATACAACTCCACCAAGAGTTACTTTTGTTGGTGGAGGTGGTAAGGGCGCATACGCTACTGCATCAATATCTGATGGAGCAGTTGGAATTATTACAATAACTAGTGGTGGTAGTGGATATATTGGTATTCCTACAGTCACATTTGTAAAACCTGGTATTGGAAGTACTACAATTAATGCTGTCGGTAAAGCAATTGTGTCAACTGCAGGAACTGTAACTGGAATTATTCTTGAAGATGCTGGTGGTTTTTATGAAGGGATTCCAACAATTATTATTGCAGGTCCACAACAAACAGTTGGGTATGGAACGTACTTATACAATGAAAATGTAATCGGTGCTGCAAGTAGTTCTAGAGCAAAAGTCAAATCTTGGGATGGCGTTAATAAAATACTAAAACTTGGTAATATTTTAGGTGATTTTATTGAAGGTGAAGCAATAATTGGACAAGTTAGTGGAGCAGCATATGCAGTTACAATTCTAAATAAGAATAATATCCCTGAAAATAAATTTGCTCAAAATCAAGATATTGAAATCGAAGCAGATCAAATTATAGATTTTAGTGAAACAAATCCATTTGGGATTCCATAAAGGAGAGATATAAACAATGTTTGATCATTTTTATCACCAAGTCTTTAGAAAAACTGTTATTGCATTTGGAACACTTTTTAATGGTATTACAATAAAAAGAGATGGTTCTGGTAATGATCCTTCTGAAATAATACAAGTTCCTTTAGCTTATGGTCCAACACAAAAATTTCTGGCTAGAATTGAACAAGAACCAGATTTGAATAAACCTGTTCAAATTAGTTTGCCAAGAATGTCATTTGAGTTTACTGGCATTTCTTATGACAATACCAGAAAGTTGGCAGCAACACAAGCTTTTACTACTAGTTTAAAGAATGACGGTAAAGAAATACGTAGAATGTATTTCCCAGTTCCATACAATATGGAATTTGAGTTATCCATAATGACTCTTTTGAATGATGATGCTCTTCAAATTATTGAACAAATACTTCCATATTTTCAACCAAATTTTACTCTTACAATTGATCTTGTAGAATCTATAGGTGAAAAAAGAGATATTCCAATATCTTTAGAAAATGTATCATTCCAAGATAACTATGATGGTGATTACAATTCAAGAAGAGTTTTACTTTATACCTTAAAATTTGTTGCTAAAACATATTTGTTTGGACCAGTTCCAGATTCTTCAAAAGATATTATCAAAAAGGTTTCTATTGGTATTGCTGGTGGAGAATACAGCACTGCAGCATCAAGAGGATTAATCTACAAAGAACCAGTTGCTACAAAGAGTTATGCAGGTAACTTGGTAACAAATTTAGCAATTGATATTACAGATACATTATCGACACTTGAAGTAACTAATGCATCAAATATTCCAGAGCAATCTTACATTACAATCGATGATGAAACAATTTATGTAAGATCAAAAAATGGCAATACTCTAACTGTAACTAGAGGTGCTTATAAAACAGATAATGTTGAGCACGTTGGTGGAAGTGGTGTTTATTTAATTTCTTCAGCAGATAATAGTTTAATTATTGCTGGAGACGATTTTGGATTTAATGGATAATGTTATGAAAGATAAATTTGAAAATTTAAGTAGTGCTTTTGATGTTGAGTCATCAATAGTAAAAAAAGAAACTGCCGAGGTATCTAAAGATATTAAAAGTGATGACTTTGATGTAACTAAAGATTATGAATATACTAGAGGTAATTTGTATTCAATTATAGAGAAGGGACAAGAAGCACTAAACAGTGCTTTAGAATTAGCGATTGATGGTGGTCAACCTAGAGCATATGAAGTTGTTGGGCAGTTAATTAAAAATGTTGCAGATGCAACTGATAAGTTATTAGACCTTCAAAAGAAATTAAAAGATCTTGATGATAATAATTCTAAAAGAGGGAGCACAACTAATGTTACCAATAATTCAGTATTTTTTGGTTCTACTGATGAGTTATCTAAATTTCTGAAGAAACAAAAGGGAAATGATCTTCCAGATAAATAGAAAAAAGGTTTGTCCAAAAAGATGACGAGTTTTAATATTAATAAAGCAACCCATAAAGATGCACAAAAACAAGAAAAAATTAGGAGTATGACAAAATCTCCTAATGAAAATGAAGCAAAGGTTGCTGCAAAAAAATTAAGACCTTCAGCAGCGGTGTCTTTACCATTAAAAAATGAATATCAACCATCTTTAGCAGAGTTAGTTCTTGGTGAAGAGATGTGTGGTAAGGGTCACTATTGGTGCAATACCGATAAACAATGTAAAAAAATTCCATCAGGATTTAAGATTGATGGACAACCAACTGGAACTAAAAGAACTGAAGTAGGAATTGGTAAACCAGTCGCAGAAGAGAAAGAATGCAATCATTCTAAAAAAGGAAAAAATTGTCCAATTCATGGGAATGATGATTGTACAGTAAAGGAAGAAAGAGATCCTAAAGGACCAGTTAAAAAATATAAATCTCCAAAAGAAATTGCTGCAAAGCATAATGTATCAGTTGAAGAAATTAAAAAGCAACTTGAGATGGGTATTAAGGTAGAAGGAGAACATACTTCAAATAAAACTGCAGCAAGGATTACTGCACTTCAGCATTTAGATGAAGTTCCAGATTATTATACAAAATTAAAAAAAGTTGAATCAAAATCTACAACTTCAGAAAGTGTGACAATAGAAGATATGTTTGGCAATAAATTTGTAGAATTTATTGATCTAATTACACCACAAGATGTAATAGATGAGAAAAAAGGATTGTGGGATAACATTCATGATCGTAGAGAAAAAGGACTACCTCGCAAAAAACCAGGACAAAAAGGTTATCCAAAAACATTGAATGTTGAAAACCATGTCGATATTGCTATGGGTAAAGAACTGGATGACGAAGGTTCAATGATTCTAAATCAATTAGAACAAATTGAAATGCATTGTAAGCGTTTGAGGGAAGAGATTAAAAATCCAAAAATGCAAGTACCTGCTTGGGTACAATCAAAAATTACTCTTGCTACAGACTACATGGATTCTGCAGCAAATTATATGGCAGGTAAAAATGAAGAATATGAAATTGACGAAGCAAAAATTCCAGTGACTCGTCAAGCAGGTGAATTTAGATATTCAGGAAAGACTGGTGAAGAGAAAGCAGAAAGAAGAGCAAAAGTCCTAAGTAATTCACCAGATCCCAAAAAGCGCAGACAAGCAAATACGATTCGTAGCAAAATTAAAACAGTTGCGGATCGTGATACCGCCCGAGCAAGTTCTGATGCAAGACAAAAACTTTATCGTGGACAACAAAGAAGAGCAAATGATCTTGCTCGACAATTAATGAATAAGGAAGAACATGAAATTGGAGAAGCAGTAAGACTTCCTGCAGAATTTGGCAATTTAATTGCAGCAATTGTAATGTGGAGAGGAAGAACACAACAACTTACAATGTTCTTCCCTCAGGCAAAAATGCCATCTAAAAAAGATGTTCAAAGGGAAGTTGAAAAGATTTATCCTGGTGGAAAAGTAATTACCTTTGGTATTACTGATATTGCAAGCAACTATTCTGCAATTGATGCTCCAATCGTTAGAGTTGGTTATCATGGAGGAAATCTTGGTAAACCAGGACCAAATAAAAATTATGTAAAGCCAATGGGCGAAGAAGTCGAGGTTGATGAAGATTGGCAAAAAGTTAATCGTCAAGATAAAACCGATGGATTGAGTAAAAAAGCAGTAAATGCATATCGTCGTGAAAATCCAGGTTCAAAGTTACAAACTGCAGTAACTGAAAAAAATCCAGAAGGAAAAAGAGCAAAACGTCGTTCAAATTTTTGTAGTCGCATGAAAGGCATGAAGTCAAAATTGACTTCTGCAGAAACTTCTAGAGATCCAGATTCTAGAATCAACAAAGCACTTCGTCGTTGGAATTGTAACTAAAAAATTAAAAGGTTTATATTATGGCAGTTGATCATTATCTTGGTAATCCACTATTAAAAAAAGCAAATACTTCTCAGGGATTTACTGAAGAGCAGGTTATTGAATTTGCTAAGTGTATTGATGACCCAGTTTATTTTGCAAGAAATTATATCAATATTGTTACTTTGGACCATGGATTACAAACATTTAATCCGTATCCATTCCAAGAAACAATGTTAGACCGATTTCACAATAATCGATTTAATATTTGTAAACTTCCTAGACAGTCTGGTAAATCAACAATTGTTGTTTCTTATCTTTTACATTATGCTATTTTTAATGATAATGTAAATATTGCAATTCTTGCTAACAAAGCATCTACTGCAAAAGACTTGCTAGATAGATTACAGACTGCATATGAAAATTTACCACGTTGGTTACAACAAGGTGTTTTGACATGGAACAAAGCATCTCTTGAACTAGAAAACGGATCTAAAATTATTGCAGCATCAACATCCGCATCTGCAGTTCGAGGTGGATCTTATAATATTATTTTCCTTGACGAATTTGCGTTCGTTGCAAATCATATTGCTGATCAGTTTTTTAGTTCAGTTTATCCTACAATTTCATCTGGTAAAAATACAAAGGTTATAATTGTTTCTACCCCACACGGTATGAATCATTTTTATAAACTTTGGCATGATGCAGAAAGGGGCAAAAATGAATATATTCCGACTGAGGTTCATTGGAGTGATGTTCCTGGGAGAGATGAAGTATGGAAGAAGCAAACTATTGCAAATACATCAGAGCAGCAATTCAGGGTTGAGTTTGAATGTGAATTCTTAGGATCTGTTGATACATTGATTAGTCCAAGCAAATTAAGAAATTTGGTTTACGAATCTCCAGCAATTAGCAACCAGGGACTTGATGTTTTTGAAGATTCTAAGGAAGAGCACAATTATGTCATAACCGTTGACGTTGCTAGAGGAGTTGGTAGTGATTATTCGGCGTTTACTGTTATTGATATAACACAATTCCCACATACTTTAGTAGCAAAATATAGGGATAATGAAATAAAACCAATGATATTTCCCAGCATTATTCATGAGGTTGCTAAAAATTACAATGATGCTTACATATTATGTGAAGTAAATGATGTTGGAGATCAGGTTGCTAGTATTTTACAATATGATTTAGAGTACAACAACCTGCTTATGTGTTCAATGAGGGGTAGAGCAGGTCAAATTGTTGGGCAAGGTTTTTCTGGCAAAAAGACCCAACTTGGTGTCAAGATGTCAAAAACTGTTAAAAAAGTTGGATGTCTTAACCTTAAAACTTTAGTTGAAGAAAGTAAACTCTTATTTAAAGATTACGATATTATTAGTGAACTAACTACATTCATTCAAAAATCAAATTCTTTTGAAGCGGAAGATGGGTGTAACGATGATTTAGCAATGTGCCTAGTAATATATGCTTGGTTAGTTGTTCAGGATTATTTTAAAGAACTTACAGATCAAGATGTTAGGAAAAGATTGTATGAAGAGCAAAAAAATCAAATAGAACAAGATATGGCACCATTTGGATTTATTGTTGATGGTCTAGATTCAAATAGTTTTGTTGATGGTGATGGTGATAGATGGTTTACTGATGAATATGGGGATATGTCTTACATGTGGGAGTACAAATAATGGAGTTAGACAAGCAGATAAAACTAAGTCACTTATTGCTTGTAGATAGAAAATGCAGAGTATGTGGAGAAAATAAAAATTTAATTGATGGATTTTACAGAACTCGTAAAAAAAGGGGAACAGTTGCATCATCATATTCTTATGAATGTAAAGATTGTACGGTAAAAAGAATTGTAAATTCTAGAAAAAAACTAGTCAAAGTTGCTGAATGGGAATATCCTGACTGGTAATTGATGTTCACCCACAATTTCCCCCATGTAATTACCCATTTTCCTAAATATTTTCAGATAAACTGAGAATTTTACGGAGAATTATCCATGGCGACTCCTCAATTATCTCCTGGTGTACTGACTAGAGAGGTTGATTTAACCGTAGGAAGAGCTGACAACGTATTAGATAATATTGGAGGTATTGCAGGACCTTTTGAAATTGGTCCTGTAAACGAACCAATTACTGTTGCTACGGAACAGGAACTAATCAACAACTTTGGTAAGCCACAAACAGCAGATAACCAGTACGAATATTGGATGAGTGGTTCATCTTACCTCTCATATGGTGGTGTTCTAAAGGTTGTTAGAACTGATGGTGCCAATCTTTCAAACGCTAACGTTGGTGTTGGTACAACTAGCGTAACTGGTGTTAAAATCAAAAACTTTGATGATTTTAACGCAAACTTTACAAATACTGCAGCAAGTTTTTACTATGCTGCAAAAAACCCAGGAACATGGGCAAATGGTTTAAAGGTTTGCTACATTGATGATTTAGGAGATCAAATTCTTGGTATTGCAACAACTTCTTTAAGCAGTATTGGTGTTCAGGTTGGATACGCAGTAACTGTAGATATTAGCGGTCAAGTTATTCCTGGAACTGGAACAACTGCTGTCTTCCAAGGATATCTAAAAGGAGTTATTACTCAAGCAATTAATTCTCCAGAAACTGGTGTTAGTGCTGTAGTCGTTAAAATTCATTCTAGAGTTTCTACTGGTGGAACTGAACCTGGAAGACATTTTAGAACATATTATACACAAAATAGTGCTTTTGCATCTTTCTTAAAAGATCAAAGAATTACTGTCATTGATAATAATGGGGAAGTTGCTTCACCAACAGATTCTATTTCTGCAGTAGGAGTTACATCATCTACCGCAATAAATGGTCAACAAGGACAATCATATACTGGAGTTGGTGGAACAACTGCAGGAACTGGATCTGGAGCAACATTCACCATCACTAGAAATAATACTGATGGTAATGTTTTGAGCGCAACTATTGTAAATGCGGGATTAGGTTACACTGTCGGTGACACAGTATCTATTGCTGGAACTGCAGTCGGTGGTTACAATTTATCCCAAGGTGTTATTAACAATATTGGACTTACAACTGCTCCTGTAGTTGTAGCAGCATCTAATGGAGTATATCTTGCTGTTGCTGGAGTAAGCACAGTTGGAACTGGTGTGTCGTTTAATGTTTATAGAAATAGTTCTGGTGGAATTGGAACTGTTACAATGGTCAATCCTGGACTAGGATACGGTTCAAATACAGTTGTTACTATTCCTGGAGCATCAATTGGTGGCGTAACTCCTGGAGATAATGCAACTTTAACCGTTACATCTTTAAGGAATGATAGGGTTGTTCTTACAGTAACAAATAGCAATTCAAGAGTTGTGATTGCAGGCGTTGATGACTGGTATGATTCTCAAACTTTAGGATTAAGCAATTCGACCATCTATTGGAGAACAGTTGCACCAAAACCAGGAACATCAAATTATGTTTCTGAAAGAGGTGGAGAAAATGATGAGATGCACGTTATAGTTGTTGATGACGATGGTACATTAACTGGCGTAAAGGGAAATATTCTTGAGAAGCATCTCTTTATGTCCAAAGCAAAGGACACTGTATCTGAAGTTAATTCTCCACAAAAAATGTGGTACAAGAATTATCTTGCAAATTATTCAAACTATCTGTACGCTGGTGCCAACCAATCAACTCAAAATGATATAGTTTGGAATACATTCCCAACATCAACAATATTTAATTTAGCAGCAACTCAAACAATTTATAATTTATCAGATCCAGCAACTACGTTTAGTGTTCCATCATTAGCAAGTACGGTTTGGGATAGAAACTCTAAGGATTCGGTATTCTCTTCCATTGGTAGAGTTGTTTATGACTTAGGCAAGGGTAAAAATTACACAACTCAAGGTAATTTAAAATCTACCCTAGGAGATATTATTGAATCATATGAGTTATTCAATAATAAAGAAGATGTTGCTGTAGACTACCTGCTTATGGGACCAGGATTGGATTCTCTTAGTGATTCCCAAGCAAAGGCAAATAAACTAATTTCTATCGCTGACGGTAGAAAAGATTGTATTGCGGTAGTATCTCCACACAGAGCATCTGTTGTTGATCTAACAAACCCAATTGTTCAAACTAATAATATTATTGAATTCTTTGGTCCACTTCAATCTTCATCATATGCAATTTTTGATAGTGGTTATAAGTACACTTATGATAGATTTAATAACTTATTCCGCTATATTCCTTGCAACCCAGACGTTGCTGGTCTAATGGCAAGAACAAACTTAATTGCTTATCCATGGTTCTCACCTGCTGGTCAGCAAAGAGGTGTTCTGAAGAATGCTATCAAGTTGGCATTCAATCCAAATAAAACTCAAAGAGATGCTTTATACTCAGCGAGAATTAATTCTATCGTAAATCAAAGTGGTGCAGGTATTCTTCTATTCGGAGACAAAACTGCATTATCATATGCATCTGCATTTGATAGAATTAACGTTCGTAGATTATTCTTAACTGTTGAACAAGCACTCGAAAGAGCAGCAGAAGCTCAACTCTTTGAATTTAATGATCAAATTACGAGATCTAATTTTGTAAATATCGTCGAACCATACTTACGTGATATCCAAGCTAAGCGTGGAATCTATGACTTCCTTGTAATTTGCGACGAAACCAACAACACTCCAGATATTATTGATAACAATGAATTTAGAGCTGATATATTCTTGAAACCAGCTAAATCAATTAACTATATCACCCTAACATTTGTTGCGACAAGAACTGGAGTCAGTTTTGAAGAAGTCGCTGGTAGAGTTTAACCTACTTAATGATTAAATAAAAAGGAGGAACCCTAACAATGGCAAGAACAATTAGAACTATCACCGACTTTAAAGCAAGACTTCAAGGCGGTGCAGCAAGACCAAATTTATTTGAGGTTAGTATTCCACGTTTTCCAGCTTCTGTAGCTGGTTGGGATGATGAGACCTTTAACTTTCTTTGTAAAGCAGCTGCTTTACCTGCATCAAACGTTGCATCAATTGATGTTCCATTTAGAGGAAGAATTTTAAAAGTTGCTGGAGATCGCACATTCGATGTTTGGACTGTTACAGTTATCAATGATGAAGACTTTAAATTAAGAACTTCATTTGAACAGTGGATGAATCAGATTAGTAAATTGAACAATTCTACTGGTGCAACTAGTCCTGCATCTTACATGGTTGATGCATATGTACATCAACTTGGTAGAGGCGAGGCAAGATTCTCCACCAGAAATACTTCAAACACCACAAATACTCCATTAAGAACATACAGACTTTACGATATATTCCCAACTAATGTATCTCAAATTGATCTTTCATATGATACATCAGATACTATTGAAGAATACACTGTAGATTTCCAAGTTCAATGGTGGCAAGCTGAGGGTAACGACCAAACTAACACTGCTATTGTATAATAAATAGTAGAACAGTTTAAATAACTCACTTATAATGGCAAAACTATTTGGATTCTCTATAGAGGATAGTAATAAAAAATCACCAGGAGTGGTCTCCCCCGTACCTCAAAATAATGAGGACGGGGTTGACTATTATCTTACTAGTGGATTTTTTGGGTCTTATGTAGATATTGAAGGGGTATATAGAAGTGAATATGATTTAATCAAAAGATATCGAGAGATGGCATTGCATCCAGAAGTTGATGGTGCTATTGAAGATATTGTAAATGAGGCAATTGTAAGTGATACCAATGATAGTCCAGTTCAAATTGATCTTGACAATCTAAATGCTAGTGATGGTCTTAAGAAAAAAATAAGAGAAGAGTTTAAGCATATTTTAGAATTAATGGACTTTGATAAAAAAGCCCATGAGATCTATAGAAATTGGTATGTTGACGGTAGACTTTATTATCATAAAGTTATTGACTTAAAAAATCCACAAGATGGCATTCAGGAACTAAGATATATTGACGCATTGAAAATGCGATATGTTAGGCAGTCTTCTAAGGGTAAGAAAGATGATGGAAGACTTGGACCTAATGGTGAAAAGGATCCAATGGATTCTGCATTTCCAGATATTCAGGAATACTTTATTTACAATGCCTCAGCAACTCAAATAGGAACAATCAATAATAGTTCAAATCAAGTAAATCAAGGAACAAAATTTTCAAAAGATTCTATTACATTTTGTACTTCTGGTCTAGTCGATAGAAATAAAAATTTAACTCTATCATATTTGCATAAAGCAATTAAATCACTCAATCAACTTCGCATGATTGAAGATTCTTTGGTTATCTACAGATTATCAAGAGCACCAGAACGTAGAATTTTTTATATTGATGTTGGCAATTTGCCTAAAATGAAGGCAGAACAATATCTTCGTGATGTTATGATGAGATATCGTAACAAACTGGTATATGATGCAAATACTGGTGAGATTCGTGATGATAAAAAATATATGAGTATGCTTGAGGATTTTTGGCTCCCTAGGAGGGAAGGTGGTAGAGGAACAGAAATTTCTACTCTTCCTGGTGGTCAAAATTTAGGTGAATTGAGCGATATCAAATACTTCCAAGAAAAGTTATACCGTTCATTAAACGTACCATCTTCAAGAATTGGTGGTCAAGAAGGATTTAACTTAGGAAGGTCTTCAGAAATTTTAAGAGATGAATTAAAGTTTACTAAATTTGTTGGAAGATTAAGAAAGAGATTCTCAAACATGTTTAGTGACATGTTAAGAACTCAACTACTTCTTAAAAACATAGTTACTCCAGAAGATTGGGAGTTAATGGAAGAGCATATTCAATATGACTTCTTATATGATAATCATTTTGCAGAGTTAAAAGATGCTGAATTAATGACTGAAAGGTTAAATATTGCAGCAACAGCAGAACCATATATTGGCAAGTATTATTCTCAAGATTATGTAAGACGTAAAATTTTACGTCAAACAGATGAAGAAATCATTGAGCAAGATAAACTTATCAAAAAGGAAATTGCTGCTGGCATTATTCCAGACCCAAATGCTCCTATTGATCCTGCAACTGGTCAACCAGTTGCCGCAGATCAGAATCTTGGAGCACCGATTAACGAACCAAACTTAGATAGTCAAAGTAAATCTGTAGAACCGCCACAAATTTAAATTATGAATCGTTATCATAGATTTTTGGATATTAGGGACTATATCCCTAATATTGATACATCAAAGTATCAAACTGAAGGTATGAGATGGCCAGAGTTTCATAAACAACTTCAATTTGAAGACCTGGGTAATGATAAAATTTTACCCTGGTTGAATAGTTTAGGATTTACATCACACTGGATAGAATTTTTTTACACTCCACCACATGATGATGGCGTTATACATTCTGATAATGTTTATTATGCTGATTGGGCAAAACTAATATTTCAATTTGGTGCAAAAGGAAGCACCATGAGATGGTGGACATCGGATATGGTTTTAAGAGTAAGTACCAGTGCTGAACAAGTTTATTCAACAGTTATACCAGAACGTAATCAATATAGTGTTGGAGATAGAACTGATGATCATTATCATGGACAAGTTTTAGTCAGTAGAGAAGAATACTGTAAAAAAGAATATGAGGTAGAGATAGGCACATGTGGATTAGTGAATGTTGGTCCATTACATAGTTCACATAATCCAACAGATGATAAAAGATTTACAGTAACTATTGCTTTAATTGACAAGGATAAAGATTATGAACATCGTATTTTGTGGGATGAGGCATTGCAAGCATTCAAACCTTACATAATTGATTCTTCAATAGACCTTTGCGCCGCAAAATAAACACAGTATGAGGATCATTCTTATCAAATGATTTGAATTCAGTATCAACTTTATATTTACTATCAGAGCATTCAAGATAGAACGGATAATTTGTGTTCTCATCAAAAATGAATGCTCTTTGTAGTTTTAATATGTCAGATTCTATTGGGAAAAATATTTTACTAACATCTTCTGTCATTTTAAAAATAGACTCTTTATTATTGAACATAAAAGCAAAACTTCCTGCATGTAGTGTATGTCCATGCTTTCCTGTATCTAATATTTTTCCAGTTTTCATGTAATGACTTACTGATTTTTCAATTTCTCTGTAGTGTTCACCAATAACTCCAGAGTCATTTTTAACATAATCAAATAGAGAATCATAAAATTTTCTATAAGTAATGTTTAGATTATTAAAAAAGTGCTTTGCAATTAGTTGAGTATACCCAGCAATATGAAACTGCACTATTAACCAACCATACATGTATGCTTCAATAAGTTCAGCATTACTCATTGTATTTGTTTCCGATATTAATTCAATAACTTCTTTGATATCATACTCATCATTACTGAATGACATATAATCTTCCGCTTTAATAGTTTTAATACCAAAGACTTCTCTAGAAGTTGTGCTATTCAATTCAGTATCACCAAACATTTGACAGAACCAAACATCAATAGATTCGTGTTGTCCACACTCAAGAATTTTTGAGAATCCTTCTTTCCAACTATCTAAAGTTTCATCTGGAAGACCAAGAATAAGTTCAGTATATGTTTTTACTCCATATTTTTTACTTTTCTCAATTTGTTCTGAGATTTTATTGATGCTCATATTTTTACGCTTAATTGACTTAAGGGTTGGTTCATTCATAGTTTGAACACTTAAAGTTACGCCTCTACTAATATCTCCAAGTATTTGAGCAATCTCAAAAATAACTTCGGTAGAATTTTTTGAATATTGAACGTTGATTGCTTCTAGTTTACCTTCGTCTGCTGCCTTTCTAAACAACTTTGCAATCTCAACATCACGTTCTTTGAACATGCCAAAGTTTGCATCAGCATTAAAAATAAATCCAACGTTATTTTTTGCTGCCCATTCAATATCTTCTTTAACTCTTGTAATATCAAAATGCTTTACTTTTTGATATGTCATTCCACCCCAATCACAATAAGTACATCTATGAGGACAACCGCGATTTGTTTCAATGGTCATTGACCATAAAATATTTGGATTTTGTTTAATAATTTTGTCAAAGATTCCCATTTGATATGGACTTGGAAAATCTAAATTTTCAATTCTCTGTTTTACATATAATCTCTCAAATGATTCTTTATTTGCAATTTTTCTGAGAAGATCTAAAAATGCTTCTTCACCTTCAGATACTATAATACAATCTATAAAATCATATTCTAATAATTTACGGGTTGCCTGAGGACCACCAAATTCAATAATACAATCTGGATATTTTTGTTTGATTAGTTTAGCAACATGTAAATTGTATTGTTCGTTCCAAATATAACAACTAAATGCACATATTGCTGGATTATCTAATCTATCCAGTAGTTCTTTTGGATTTTCTCGCTTATAAATTAAATCTTTTAATTTATATTCTTTATCAATATCTTCAAATTGAGTACAATATGCCCATAAACAACCTACGCTATATGGTAACCAATAAGTGTCTTCATTTCTAACTTCAACCGCATATTGTGGTTGAAACATATAAAGGTTTTTCATAATTTTATAATAGTATTTTTATCTAATCTTTTACGTTTTAGTAACCACATATTATACCTTTCACTTTCTTCTCTTGCGTTACAAATACTGTAATTAGTATCACAATCTTCCCAAGTATCCAAATCAAAAGATAGATTTAATTTAATTGGATATTCTTGATCTGGATTATATACAAATTCTTTTTGCATGGTAAAAATAGATTCTTCAACTTCCCAACATTTGTAAATTAAATTAAATGTATGTTCTTTATTTTCCCAAAATAGATTGTAATCTGTTGCCATAGACATTTCTAGCGCATGACCTGTACTGCCTATGACTTTTCCAGTAGTCATATAATTGTATATTTTATCATACAGATTTTTATAGTGTTGTCCAAATATTATAGGATCATTTTTTATACTATCAAATAATTTATCATAAAATTGTCTATAAGAAATATTTTTTTTATTACGATAATATTTTGAGATTATTTGAGAGTAACCATTTATGTGAAATTGAACAATCATCCAACTATAGAGATATGCTTCGATCAAATCTTTAGTTGGCATAGTATTTGTTGCTTTAATAATTTCTACCGTCTCTTTTATCTCAACACAATCTTTTGTATTTGTAAAAGAGACATAATCTTCCGCATGTACAGTTTCAATACCATAAACTTCTCTAGATAAGGCACTATTTAATTCAGTATTACCAAAAACTTGACAAAACCATATGTCAATAGATTCATGTTGTCCACACTCAAGTAGTGTGCAAAGTCCTTCTTTCCAAGATTCTAAAGTTTCATCAGGAAGACCAAGAATAAGTTCAGAATATGTACGAACTCCCCATTTCTTTGCAAGTTCCATATGACCTTTTAAATCTTTAATGTGAAGATTTTTTCTCTTAATTGCTTTAAGAGTTGGTTCATTCATACTCTGGACACTTACAGTAACCCCACGTCTTGCAAATTCTCCCATTTCTTTTGTAATCTCAAAAACAATTTCATTTGAATTTTTAGAATACTGAAGAACAATATCTTCTATTTTACTATTTTTATGATCTCCTGCTTCTTTTAACATTTTAGCAATTTCTAAGTCACGCTCAGCAAATATACCAAAATTTGCATCAGTCATCATTAAGAATGCAACGTTATTATCACGAGCCCAATTAATATCATCTTGAACTCTTTGCAAATTAAATTTGGTAATTTTACTCATAGTTGTACCACCCCAATCACAATAGGTACATCTATGGGGACATCCTCTATTAGATTCAATAACAGTTGCCCATAATGTATCTGGATTCTCAGAAACTATTTTGTCAAATAATCCTGATTGATATGGACTTGGGAAGTCTAAGTCAGATATTCTACCCCTTTCATACACACTGGTTATTTTTTCTCCCAATGTAAGAGACCTAAGTAATTCTAAAAAGTTAACTTCACCATCACCACCAAGCATAATACAATCAATAAAATCATTATCTTCCAACATTTTTTTTGTTGCTTGGGGTCCACCAAATTCAATAATACAATTTGGATATTTTTTCTTAATTAACTCTGCGATTGTTAGACAATACTTCTCATTCCAAATGTAACAACTAAATGCACATAAAAAAGGATTATCTAAACGATTCAATAATTTATCGGGATCTTCTCTTCTAAAAATAATATCTTTTAATTCATAGTTATTATTAATATCATCAAATTGACTACAATAACTCCATAAACAAGCAACACTATATGGTAACCAATAATTATCTTCTTTTCTTACTTCAACAGAATACTGAGGTTGAAACAGATATACATTATTTTTCATACTTTAGTCTTTCTGTCAAAGATTTATCGTAAAAATATTTATCGTCCCATCTACTAATATCTCTCTCCATTAATATATCATTATTTTTCCCAAAAGTAAAAAATTCATCTAAACTAAATTTATCCTTATCATTCTTCCACCATTCGTGATATGCCTCATGGCATTTTACAAAACTCATTTTGGGTTGCCAATTTAATTCACCAAATGGACCTTGATGACTTATTCCAGCAAAATATGGATTAATTGGAATTAAAGGTAGTGAGTAACATTTTCCAGATTGATTAATAAAATAATCTGGACCCCCAGATGTGTCGGAATAGTCCTTATTGTCATGTATTCCAGAATCTCTATTAAGGTAAATTGAGTTGGCAATTTTATAATCAAATTTATATTTTCCATTCAAGATATGTAAATCTAAAAGTTTTTCAACATACTCTCTTTTCATAAGACATGCTCCTAAAGAGTATTCTTTTTGAGTTGGATGTAAATAAAATCGAACTTTATAAGGACATTCATATCCCAATTGAATACAATCCCAATCATATGGAAGACGTTCCATAAATTGATCCCAAGTAAAATGCCATGATTTAATCAATGATAAATCATAATCATCTTCCATAAAAACAAAATAAGGATCTTTTGTAGAATTAATCCACTCTTGTAAAAAATCTAAAATTAAGGATGAGTACCAGTTTATCCATTGAGACGTTGAGGGTTTATAATTACCGATTAAATTATTTAAAAATTGTTTTGGGGGACCATCTTTGGGACAAGATAACATTTCAATCCTGGAATAATTTAATCCAAATAAATTAAATTGGTCCTCCATGTATTTTTTTCTATCTTTTTTTCTATCAACATTTGTATAATATATGTGTGGAAAATTTTTTAATTTATCACAACCCATAATCAAATATATTTTACCCGTCATATATTTATTCTAAATACTAGAGTAATTCATGAGAATATCAATGGAAGAACTTCTAGATATGATTGTTGGTGATGAAGCACCATCTACAATTTCTGATAAGATTAAAGATTTGCTCTACACTCGCTCAGCAGAAAAAATCGAAGTGTTGAGACCATCTGTTTCAAATTCAATGTTTGATTCTATTGCTCCAGATGCAGAATAATAAACATCAATAAATAACTAAATAGTCTGTTTATAATAATGTCAACACGAATTAAAGTTCTTGGGCAGGAATCTGCTCTTCCAACTACAACGGGAGCGGCGACTAGCTTTAGTGAGGCAACGGTTGTTCGTTTAGTTAATAGTTCAACCTCCGCAGATTATGCAGTCACAGTTGTTGAAACTCAAAGTGGGTCTGTTATTGGATCATTTACTTTGATGAGAACAACTTCAGAGTTGTTGGAAAAGTTACCAACACATTGCGTTTATGCAACAAACGCATCTGTTTTAGGCGCAAAAGTAGGATTTACAAATTAAACCAATGAAACTCATCAGAGAAGAAATCGAAAAGGTTGAAGTTATCACCGAGAGTGTTGGTGGTAAAAAACAAATGTATATCTCAGGAGTATTCCTCCAAAGCGAAATGGTAAATCGCAATGGTAGAATGTATCCTTTCTCTATCATGGAAAGAGAAGTAAAGAGATATACTAATGATTATGTTAATAAAGGTAGAGCACTTGGGGAGTTAGGACACCCAGATGGTCCCACCGTAAATCTCGATAGAGTTTCTCATAAGATTACTGAACTTAAGCAAGACGGTAATAATTTTATTGGTAAAGCACAAATCCTACATACCCCAATGGGTAAGATTGCTGAAGCACTTCTTAAAGACGGAGTAACTCTCGGCGTTTCTTCTCGTGGTATTGGTTCTTTAAGAGAAAATATTAAAGGTGGTTATAAAGAAGTTGGTGAAGACTTCATGCTTGCAACTGCAGCAGATATTGTTGCCGATCCTTCTGCCCCTGATGCTTTTGTTCAGGGAATTATGGAAGGTAAGGAGTGGATTTGGGATGGTGGAATTCTTCGTGAAAAGATTGCAAACCAAACCAGACAAAGAATTGAAAATCTTTCTAGAAGAAGAGAATTAGAAGAACATAAGTTAAACTTATTCAATGACTTTTTGAATTCCCTTTGAGCATATATAGGTAAAAATTCTAATTTAATAAATAAATATAGATTAAATTCATTAAGGTTAATCGGAGAGTCCAAATGTCTAGTGGCAACAATTTACACGAAATGGAAGCAGGCACAAAGCAATCCTCGACCGCTGTCAATGCAGGTGCAAAGGCAGGCGATCCAATGCAAAAGCTCGCTCCTGGCGCAGTAGCAGGTCAAACAGGTTCTTGGGAAGACCTTGGTGGTCCTACTCCAGAAAATTATCGTTCAGATGATAATTCTGCAGAACTCAAAACTCCAGGCAAAACCCTTCAACAAGTAAGAAATGTTGTTAACAAGGGCGCTAAGGCAGCAGACCCAATGAAAGGTCTTAAGAAGAGCGATGCTGTTAAGGAAGAGGAAGAAGTAGATTCTGAAGATCTCCTTGATGAAGAAGAGATTCTTGAAGATGAAGAGATTGTAGCAGAAGCTGCAGAAGAAGATGAAGAGGATGAAGAGGATGAAGAAGGTGAAGATGAAGATGAGAAGGGTGAGGACAAAAAGAAGAAGAAGATGAAGGAAGAGGTTGAAGAAGACGAAGACGAAGACGAAGACGAAGACGAAGAGGAAGAAGAAGAGTTTGACATTGAAGAAGATGTTAATGCTCTTCTAGATGGTGAAGACCTCTCTGAGGAATTCCAAGAGAAGGCACGTACCATCTTTGAAGCTGCTCTAAGATCAAAAGTTACTGAGATCAAAGAAGCACTCATTACTCAGTATGATGAAGCATACGAAGCAAGACTTGTAGAAGAAGTACAAGAAATTAAATCAGCTCTTGAAGAAAGAGTTGATTCATATCTTGAGTACGTTGCTGAGGAATGGATGACCGAAAATCAACTTGTAGTTGAGAACGGTCTGAAGTCAGAAATGACTGAATCATTCCTCTCAGGTATGAAGGAACTTTTTGAAGCACATTATGTATCAATCCCTGAAGATAAATATGATGTTCTTGAGAGCATGGTAGAAAAACTTGATGAAATGGAGACAAAACTCAACGAGCAGATTGAAAAGAATATTACTTTAAACAAGCGCCTCTCAGAGTCGGTTGCTGAAGGAATCTTTGATGATGTAGCAGAGGGTCTAGCACTCTCTCAGAAAGAGAAGCTCGCTTCACTTGCCGAAAGTGTTGAGTTTGAAAGTGGAGAAAAATATCGTGAAAAACTGGAGATGTTGAGAGAATCATACTTCTCATCACAGAAAACTCCAAAGGCAAAAACCGAAAGTTTAATTGAAGAGGTTGAACTAAATTCTGCTGGTTATACCTCAGAATATATGAATTCATATCTCAGAACACTTTCAGCAGTTGCTAAAAAGTGAATTTAATATAATTCAAACAAAACCAAACACGTTACAAAGGTAAAAGCAAATGTTCCAATCCGAGCATCTGCAGGAAAAGTGGGCACCACTTCTCGACTATGATGGTCTTGATCCAATCAAAGATTCACACAGAAGAGCAGTAACCGCTGTCCTGTTAGAAAACCAAGAAAAATTCCTGAGAGAGCAATCAGCTTTCTCAAATGGAATGCTGATGGAATCCCCAACCAATAGCGGAAACGCTGCTGGTGCTTCAGGTGGTTTCTCAGGTTCCGCTACTGCTGCAGGTCCTGTAGCAGGTTTTGATCCAGTTCTGATTTCACTCATCAGACGTGCAATGCCTAACCTGGTCGCATATGACCTCGCAGGCGTTCAACCAATGAGTGGTCCTACTGGACTCATCTTCGCAATGCGTTCACGCTACACCAACCAGAGCGGCACTGAAGCTCTGTTTAACGAAGCAGATACCGCATTCTCTGGTCAGAACTCTGGTATTGGTCTCACCGCTGCAACTAACGTTGCTGCTGGTATGGGTACTACTACTCAGTATGGTTCAAACCCAGGTCTCCTGAACCCAGTTGGTACTGGTGCTTCAACTGGTTCTGCTGGTTACAACGTTGGTCAGGGTATGTTCACTGGAGATTCTGAGAATCTCGGTAACGGTGCAAGCAACCAGTTCAACGAAATGGCATTCTCAATCGAGAAAGTCCTTGTTGAAGCAAAGTCAAGAGCACTGAAGGCAGAATACAGCCTTGAGCTTGCACAAGACCTGAAGGCAATTCACGGTCTGAATGCAGAAGCAGAACTTGCTAACATTCTCTCTACTGAGATCCTCGCAGAAATCAACAGAGAAGTCATCAGAACCATCTACAAGGTTGCTGAGCAAGGTGCTGCTGCTAACACTGCTACCGCTGGTGTATTCGACCTCGACATCGACTCCAATGGTCGTTGGTCAGTTGAGAAGTTCAAGGGTCTCCTGTTCCAAATCGAGCGTGATGCTAACGCAATCGCACAAAGAACTCGTAGAGGAAAGGGTAACGTTGTTATGTGTTCCGCAGACGTAGCTTCTGCACTGAGCATGGCTGGTGTACTTGATTACACCCCTGCTCTGAACGCAAACCTCAACGTTGATGACACTGGTAACACCTTTGCGGGTGTTCTGCTTGGTAAGTATCGCGTATATATCGATCCTTATTCAGCAAACGTATCTGCTAACCAGTACTACGTTGTTGGTTATAAGGGTTCTTCCCCTTATGACGCAGGTCTGTTCTATTGCCCTTATGTTCCTCTCCAAATGGTTCGTGCCGTTGGTGAGAACACCTTCCAGCCTAAGATTGGCTTTAAGACCAGATACGGTCTTGTTGCTAACCCATTCGCTGAAGGCACCACTCAGGGTCTCGGCAGACTTCAAGTTAACGCAAACCGTTACTACAGAAGAGTTCAAATCAAGAACCTCATGTGAGTCTGGTCACAATTTAATCAAGAGACCCGAAAGGGTCTCTTTTTTTATCTAAATAGTTAGAAAACAATGACTACAGGTAATCTTTATAGTAATCAAATCCAAAATAGAAATTTTCTATCTTCTATTGCATTCAAATTTACTTTGAATAGAGCACGTAAAGTATCATTCTTTTCTAACTCTGCAAATATACCAGGAATGACTTTAGGTGTTGCAGAGCAACCAACTTATCTAAAAAATATTGATATTCCAGGAGATAAAATAGTATTTCAAGATTTTACTCTAAGATTTATTGTAGATGAGAATTTAGAAAATTATATGGAGATTCAAAGATGGATGCGTGGTCTTGGATTTCCAGAGTCATTAGAAGAAATTTATAACTTACAAAAACAAGATAATACTCAGTTAGGATTTGATAGCAAATCCATGAACATTTATTCTGATGGAACTTTGCAAATTTTGAATAGCAATCAAAGACCACAGTTTGATGTTATATTTAAAGATATGTTTCCATATGATTTGTCAGAATTAACATTTGATGCTACCAATCCAGATGTAGAATACTTTACTGCAGAGGTATCTTTCAAGTATACTATTTACGATATATATGACCCAAAAGGAAATAAATTATGATTCTTGACCTTGAACAAATCCAACAAATGTGGGAAAAGGATGCTCACATTGATATGGATAACTTACATACTGAATCAATTAATGTTCCGTTGTTACATGCTAAATACTTTGAGATTTACAACAATGTAATTCTTCTTAAAAAGAAAGCAGAACAACAAAGAAAAAATATTCGTCACGAGCGTTATGAATATTTTACTGGTAAAGCAGACCCAGAAGTTTACGTAGAATATCCCTTCCCTAAAAAAATTAGAGATAAAGATACTCTTCAAAAATACTTGGATGCCGATGAAAAGTTGTCTCAAATTAGTTTAAAAGTTGAGTATTACGAAACAATTTTAAACTACTTAGAAAGTATTCTAAAGGTAATTCAAAACAGAACATACCAAATAAAGAATGCTATTGAATTCTTAAAATTCCAAGCAGGATATGGTTGATAACTTTGATCTTTTGATTTCAAAATCAAACGAAGTATATTTAAAAATTACATGTGAACCACACATAGAATATGAATTAAGGGACTATTTTAAATTTGAAGTCCCTAATGCAAAATTTATGCCTCAATATAGAGGTAGAAATTGGAATGGAGAAATACATTTATTTGATATTAGAACCAAACAACTCTACGTAGGTTTATTAGATAAATTAATTTCTTTTTGTGGTAATTATAATTACAATTATAAATTTGAAGATAATAAATTCTATGGGATGCCATTTGAAGTTAATGATGGCATTTCATATGAAGGTGTCAAAGATTATATGAAATCTATTTGTTCTCATGTTCCTAGAGATTATCAAATAGAGGGAGTATACGATGCTCTAAAACATAATAGAAAATTATTGATAAGTCCCACTGCATCTGGCAAATCTTTGATGATTTACTCTCTCGTAAGATATTATGTGGAGAGAGGGCAAAAAATTCTTGTAGTTGTTCCAACGACATCTCTTGTAGAGCAGATGTACAAAGATTTTGAGGATTATAGTTGGGATGCTTCATCGTACTGTCACAAAATTTATTCTGGTAGGGAAAAAACTAATAACTCTCCAGTAACAATTACTACTTGGCAATCAATTTATAAACTTGAAAGAGGTTTCTTTGAAGACTTTGATGTTGTAATTGGTGATGAAGCTCATTTATTTAAATCTAAATCATTAATACAAATCATGACAAAGCTACATCATGCAAAGTATAGATTTGGATTTACAGGAACTTTAGATGGAACCCAAACTCATAAATGGGTCCTTGAAGGATTATTTGGTCCATCTTATAAAATTATAAGAACTTCAGAGTTGATGGAGAAAGGGCACGTATCAAAATTAGATATTAGATGTTTAGTATTAAAGCATAAACCAAGAATATTTGCAACATATGAAGATGAAGTCCAATTTATAATTTCTCATGATAAAAGGAATAATTTTATTAAAAATTTATCTCTAGATTTAAAAGGCAATACTCTTATTTTATTCTCAAGGGTTGAGACTCATGGAAAACCTTTGTATGAATTAATATATAATGCTAAAAAGGCAAATAGAAAAGTATTTTTTATTCATGGTGGTGTTGATACTGAAGAGAGAGAACTTGTTAGAGAAATAACGGAACGAGAAGAAGATGCAATCATTATTGCTTCATATGGTGTATTTTCTACAGGAATAAATATAAGAAACCTACACAATGTAATTTTTGCCTCTCCGAGTAAGTCTAGAATTCGTAATCTCCAATCTATCGGAAGAGTTCTTAGGAAGGGTAAAAATAAAACTAAAGCAATGTTATATGACATATCTGATGATTGCACATATAATTCAAGAAAAAATTATACTTTGAATCATTTAATAGAAAGAATTAAAATTTATAATGAAGAAAAGTTTAATTATGAAATAATAACAATTAACTTAAAGGAATAATTATGGAAGACGATTTTTATGCAACAGTTAAGTTAAAAAGTGGAGAAGAGATATTTTCAAAAGTAATGCCTTGCTTTGAACAAGACAAAACCTTATTACTCATAACACATCCAATTACAGTATCTGAAATTACAACTAGAAAAGGAGTAACTGGATATAAATTAGAACCCTGGTTAAAAACAACTAAGGAAGATATGTTTATTCTTGATATGGATGATGTCCTTACACTAAGCGAATCAAAGGACGTTGAAATGATTATTATGTATCAATCATGGATTAGAGAATCTACTGATTTTGATCCTAAAGATAATCCTCACGGTATTAGAAAAAAAATTAATAGAAAGATGGGATATATCTCTAATGTTAATGATGCTAAAGAGATATTAGAAAAACTCTATAAAAATAGTTAATATATAAACTTGAAAGCGCAACAATGCTATTATACCCATTTTTGGATACCTCTGTCAAGCCTTGATTCTTCTCGTATAATAGTGTTATAATTTGAACAATTAATAAAGTTATTTTATGGGTATCCAGGCAGTGCCTAAAAGAAAGAGATCAATTCACTACGTTAATAACAAGGAATTTCTTTTAGCTTTGATTGAGTATAGAAAGCAGTTGAGTGCAGCTCAAGAGCGTGGAGATCCTAAACCACAAATTACAAATTATTTGGGAGAGTGCTTTTTAAAAATAGCAACTCACCTATCATTTAAACCTAATTTTGTCAATTACATCTTTAAAGATGATATGATTTCTGATGGCATAGAAAATTGTGTGATGTACATTCATAATTTTGATCCAGAGAAATCTCAAAATCCCTTTGCTTATTTTACTCAGATTATACACTATGCTTTTTTGCGTAGAATTCAAAAAGAGAAAAAGCAATTAGAAATTAAAAATAAAATTTTGGAAAGGACTGGATTTGATGAAGTCTTTTTTGATGATAACCTCATTGACGGTATGAATTATTCTGACTATAATTCCATTAAGGATAATATTCATTCCAAATCTAGATATTGATGAAAGTAGCAATTATTACAGACCAACATTTTGGTGCTCGTAAAAACTCTAAACTTTTTCATGATTATTTTTTAAAATTTTATAATGATATCTTTTTCCCAACCCTAATCAAAAATGGTATTAAAACCGTTGTAGATATGGGAGATACTTTTGATAGTAGAAAGGGAATTGATTTTGCTGCTCTTGCATGGGCAAAAGATAATTATTACGACAATTTAGAAAAAATTGGAGTTACTGTTCATACAATAGTTGGTAATCATACAGCATATTACAAGAATACTAATGAGATTAATGCTGTAGATCTTCTTTTAAGAGAATATGAAAACGTAAAGGTATATTCCAAACCAACAGAAGTACAACTTGATAAACTCAAAGTTCTTTTTATTCCTTGGATTAATGAAGGAAATTTTGAGGAAACATTTAAAACAGTAAAATCTACGAATTGTACATGTGCTATGGGGCATCTTGAACTTTCTGGATTTCCACCATACCGTGGTTTTACTATGCAAGAAGGTATGGATTCTAAGTTGTTTGATAAATTTGAATTAGTTTTTTCTGGACATTACCACACTCGCTCTGATAATGGTAAGGTTTTTTACTTGGGTAATCCATACGAAATATACTCTAATGATATTGGAGATACTCGTGGATTTCATATTTTTGACACAGAAACTCGTTCTTTACAGTCAGTAAATAATCCTTATACGATGCATGAAACAATTTATTATGATGATAATAATTATCAAACATTTGATGTAAGAAATTATGAAAATAAAATTGTAAAATTGATAGTCAAGAAAAAGACAGATGAAAAAAAATTTGAAAAATTTATTGACAAACTTTATCTAACAAATATTGCAGAATTAAAAATTGTAGAATCTTTCGCAGACTCGACAACTTTAAATGAAGAATATGATTTAGAATCGGAAGATACGGTATCTATTTTAAATAAGTATGTTGATGATTTTGAAGACTCAATAAATAAAGCATCTGTAAAAAGAATCATTCAACAAGTATATAAACAAGCTTGTGAGTTAATCTAACATGTACATTCTTACTTTAGAAGGTAGAGAAGAGCAAGGTGCTTATTCTGTAACCAACCAAAAAGGTCAACAAATTCTTTACCTCTTTGAAGAAGAAGACGATGCTGTAAGATTTGCAATGATGTTAGAAGAAGATGATTATCCATCACTAGTAGTGATTGAAATAGATGATGATTTAATTATAAAAACATGCGAAATTAATCGCTATGAATATGCAATTATTACTGCAAATGACATTGTAATTCCTCCAGAACAAAATGATATTATTTGAAAAAATTCGCTATAAAAACTTTTTAAGTACTGGTAATCAATTTACTGAAATTGACCTAGCAAAGTCACCCACCACTTTAATTATTGGTAACAATGGATCTGGAAAAAGTACGATCCTTGATGCCTTGACTTTTTCTTTGTTTGGAAAATCTTTTAGGGGCGTTAACAAACCACAATTAATTAATTCTGTAAATGAAAAAGATTGTTTGGTTGAAATTGAATTTAAAATAGGAACTAATGCTTGGAAGATTGTTAGGGGTCTTAAACCTACGATTTTTGAAATTTATAAAAATGGCGAACTTTTAAATCAAGAAGCTGCTAGTAAAGACCAGCAAACTTGGTTGGAAAGTATTGTTCTAAAAATGAACTATAAGTCTTTTACTCAAATTGTTATTTTGGGTAGTAGCAATTTTGTTCCTTTTATGCAGTTGGCAGCAGCAACTAGAAGAGAGGTCATTGAAGACCTTTTGGATATTAAAATCTTTTCATCAATGAATTCTGTCTTAAAGGATAGAGTTAAAACGTGTAGAGATGAAATTAAAAATTTGGAATATAAAAGAGAATCTATTCAAGATAAACTTAACATGCAAAAAAGTTTTATCGAACAGATTGAAAATATTGGAAAGAAAGATATTGAAAATAAAAATAATGTAATTAAAAATATAAGAGAAGAAAATGAAAAATTGCTGACTGACTCTCTTACTTTAGAAGATTCTTTAGTTAAAAAACAAGAGCAATTAGTTGAATTTTCTGGTGCAAATGATAAGTTGCGTAAACTTGGCAATTTAAAGGGAAAGTTATCTCAAAAAATAACAACTGTAATAGAAGACCACAAGTTCTTTACTAGTAATACGGTTTGCCCAACTTGTACTCAATCTATTGAAGAGGATTTTAGGATAAATAAAATTAGTGACGCCCAAAATAGAGCAAAAGAGTTGCAGTCTGGTTACAAAGAACTGGAGGAGGCAATTAAAGAGGAGGAAGATCGAGAGCGTCACTTTACTTCACTATCTAAAGAGGTAACTAACCTAACGCATGAAATTTCTCAAATCAATACTAAGATCTCTGGATATCAAAGACAAATCGGAGACCTTGAACAAGAAATTCAAACTATTACCAATCAACTTAAAAACCGAAATACTGAACACGAAAAATTAAAAGAGTTAGAAGATCAACACGAAGAATTGAGTAAAGAGACTGATTCTAAAAAAGATCTTTTAATTAACTATAATTTTGTATCAGACTTATTAAAAGATGGTGGAGTAAAAACTCAAATCATTAAAAAGTATTTGCCAGTAATTAATACACAGGTAAACAAATACTTACAGATGATGGAGTTTTTTATTAACTTTAAACTTGACGAAGAATTTAATGAATCTATTGAATCTCCAATTCATGATGATTTTTCCTACACTTCTTTTAGTGAAGGGGAAAGAATGAGAATTGATTTAGCTTTACTTTTTACTTGGAGAGAAATTGCAAAAATTAAAAATTCTTTGAATTGTAATTTAATTATATTTGATGAGACTTTTGACTCGTCTTTGGATACCTTTGGTACGGATGAATTTATGAAAATCATTCGTTATGTTATTAAAGATGCAAATACTTTTGTAATCTCTCACAAAGAAGGTATGAGGGATAAATTTTCTGAAGTTTTAAAATTTGAAAAAATTAAAGGATTTAGTAAAGTATCATTATGAAAGTTTTAATTACTGGGCATAGGGGATTTATAGGAAGGAATGTGTTTGCTGATTGGCAAACTACTCATAATCATTTAGTTGTGGGAATGGATTTTCCATATGATATTGAGAATTTTGTTGAAGATAATTATGATTTAGTCATTCATCTTGCAGCGTTTGCAAATATCAGAGAGAGTCTAGAAAATCCACAAAAGTTTTATGAGAATAATGTAGTAAAATCTAAAAAACTTTTTGACTGGTGTAGAGAAACAAATACTAGACTTTTATATGCGTCTTCAAGTGCAGTAGAAGAAGATTATTGGGAGAATCCTTATGCGATGACAAAATGGATTAATGAACAAATGGCACCTCCAAATTCAGTTGGGATGAGGTTTACTACAGTTTATGGTCCAGATAGTCGTTCTGATATGATGTATAGAATGCTTGAAGATAAAACTGCAACCTATGTTACCAATCATAAACGAGATTGGATTCATGTTAAAGATGTTTGTCGAGCAATTCGTTATCTTGTCAGTAGTTCTATCTGTGGTCCAGTTCCTGTTGGGTCTGGTAAATCTGTTTATGTTAAAGACTTGGCAGAAAAAATGGGAATGGGTCACCTACCAGTTAGAGAACTGACCCCAGGGGAAAGACAAGACAACGTGGCAGATACTACAATCCTAACTAGTATTGGATGGTTTCCAACCATTAACGTTCTGGATACAATCAATGAACACCCCAAATTGGCAACATCACTCTAAAAAGGAACAAAAACGAAAACTTAAACCGCAAGCACTCCGACAAGCGAAGGCAAGACGCCAAGCACTTAAAAAGCGTCTCAATCGAGACGCTTCTTCTTTTTTTATAAATATTTAAAAAACTTGTTAAAATGTCTAGAAAGTTAAATAAAGCAAAAAAAGAACCTGGTTAGATCG